GTGCTTCGGCCAGCGGTGGCGTTTCGGCCAGTCCTGGTGCTTCGGCCAGTATTTCATCCCGTAGCGTTTCGCCTAGCAGCTTTTCGCCGTCCAGTGTTTCATCTCGTAGCATTTCGCCGAGTAGTATTTCGCCCAGCAGTGTTTCGTCTTCCAGCGTTTCGCCGAGCAGCATTTCGCCTTCCAGCGTTTCGCCGAGCAGCATTTCGCCGAGTAGCGTTTCACCTTCGCTGTCCTCGTCGAGCGTATCCGTGTCGAGCAGCGTTTCTTTCACGGGTGCGATAACGACCTGCTGCTGCCCTAACAACACGCTGCCGGCAATCTTGTATCTGACGATCACGGGCTTCGGCACAGCACCGCTCTTCAACGATCCGACCGTGACTTCACCTTTGGGAGCATGGAATGGCTCTCTTGATCTCGGCTGCGGTTCACCGCTCTATGCTCTCCTCCAGTGCATTGCTGTCTCGCCTGGGCCGCCGCCGGTATGCAATTTTGTCCTGGGGTTCAGCTATACACAGGGGGCCGGCTTCACGGGCTGCACGTCCAGCTTTACCTGCGTACCGTTTTTCATGACCAACACCGTTCGCTGCCTTGTTATCGGCGCGCCGCCGGGGTGTCCGAGTTTCTTTAACGCCGGAACCGTTACCGTGAGTCAGTAATGAAATGCGACTGCGCTAAGCCGGGGTTCTGTCCAAGATACAATAGAGATATTACAGGTCGTTTGTACGACATCTGCCGTGGTGCCAATGTCGATCCCGGTCTGGCCGAACAGTATCGCCAGCTGTGGTTACGACAGGCTCAGGAAGGTGTGGTAGCAGCACAAACAACAGCGGTTCAAGATTGCCCGCATCGAGGGGAGCAAGTCAGCGAGAACGGCGAACAGAAGCTTCGGGATTGTGTCGGCTGTGGTGGTCGCGTGCGTCTCAAAGTCTTTTCATGTCTCCATCCCGCTCGCGAGCCGGATGAGATAACACTGCAAGACTGCGGTACTTGCTTGTACCGGCCGCGCGAGACGACGGGGGCGCGAAAACTGATCCTCAAGAATCATCTGTCGCCTGGCGATGTAACGGTGATGACAGCCGCCATCTACTCGTTGCACAAAGCTAATCCGGGGCAGTTCGTCACGGCGGTTGACACAACCTGCAACGCCGTGTTCGAGCATAATCCTGATGTCGTAGATGCTGGGGAAGGGTTTGAGACGATGGAGGTCCATTATCCGGCAATTGACGCATCAAACCAAAGGCTTATTTCTTTCGCGTCGGCTTATTGCGAGTTCTTTAGTCAAGCCCTTAGCGTGCCTGTTCCTTTGCTCACAAACAGGCCCGCGATTCACTTGTCAAAACGCGAGAAAAGTTGGACCAATCAGGTTGAGGAGATGGGATTCAAGGGCAAATTTTGGCTAATCTGCGCTGGACGTAAAGATGACTACACTGCGAAGTTCTGGGGTACAGAGAATTACCAGCGCGTCGTGGATTTGCTACGCGGCAAGGTGCTTTTTGTCCAAATCGGTGCGGCAGAGCATCATCACCCGCCGCTGCGAAATGTCGTGAACCTTGTCGGCAAGACGGATGCCCGGCAATTGATTCGCCTCGTATGGCATAGCCAAGGGGCACTTGGTGGCGTGACTTTTTTGCAGCACTTGGCAGCGGGGTTGGAAAAGCCTTACATCTGCATCATGGGCGGTAGAGAGCCGGTCGCCTGGAATTCTTACCCAAAGCAATTTTTGCTTCATGTCATCGGCGCTCTTGATTGTTGTCAAGAAGGCGGGTGCTGGCGATCACGGACACAAAAGATAGGTGATGGAGACGAAAAAGACAAAAGCCTTTGTGAATACCCGGTGCCGGGCGAAGAAGCTATTCCGCGCTGCATGGCCCTAATTCAACCCGAAGAAGTGGTTGCTAAAATTCTTCTCTTTCGCACTTGACATTTCTGCTTGACGCTAAGTATGCTGCTTACTGACAGCAGAATAATTTTGCTGTCACTCCGTTGTGGACAGTTTGGGCAAGACAGGGTTAGGCCCGGTGAAGTCAGTTCAGGACTGCCCTGGTCAGTTACGGCGTGTTGGGGTATGGCAAGTTGAGCCGGCGTTGATGGGCAACCCGGCTCTGGAACCACTCTGTTTAGGGAGAATGGCTCATGTCTCAGGCTATCGACTTTTTCCGCTTCCTGGATACTTAGCGTCATGGATAAGGATACATCACAAGCCGCTGCGGTCATGGGCAAAAAGGGCGGTAAGGCTCGTGCCGCTGCCCTGACGCCAGAGGAGCGTAGCAAGATAGCTCGCAAAGCGGCGTTGGCCCGCTGGAAAAAGAGGAAGAAGAAGTGACCTTAGTTCCCCCTCTCAAGTGGCCCGGTGGCAAAGCCTACCTCGCCAAAGAGATCGTCGCTCGCATGTGCCCGCACCTGCACTACGTCGAGGTCTTTGGCGGTGGCGCACGGGTACTGCTCGAACGCGATCCCAACGACGAATCGCTGTGGCTTCCGGGACACAAGGGTGTGTCGGAAATGCTCAACGACATCGACGAGGATTTAGTTGTTTTCTGGCGCGTTATCCAGGACACAGAACGGTTTGCTGATTTTGCCAGAATGGTTCAAGCAACTCCTCTTTCTCGAACGGTTTTCGAGGAAGCAAAAGATAAGTTACAAGCGCGAAAGCGATCAGTCTACGATTGGACAAGGAGGGCCTTTGACTTTTTTATTGTCGCTCGTCAATCCCGTGCCGGTGGATTCAAGGGTTTCACACAGATGACTCGCTCGCGAGTCCGTCGCGGCATCAATGGCAACGCGAGCGAATGGCTTGGAGCGGTAGACGGCTTGCCGGCGATTCACGAACGACTGCGGCCGGTCGTGCTGGAGAACCTTGACTTTCGTCGGCTGATTCCGCAGGAAGATACACCGGGAACGCTGTTCTATCTTGATCCGCCTTATTTCCCCGACACAAGGACAAAGAATCTTTATCGTCACGAAATGACAATCGGGGACCATCAGGACTTGCTCTCCATCATTCGGGTAGTCAAGGGGAAAGTGATCCTGTCGGGATACCGCAACGCTTGCTACGATCTTGCGCTTCGCGATTGGAACCGTCACGAATTCAACCTGCCGAACCACCTGGCCGGCAGCAGAAACAAGCAACGCATGACCGAATGTCTATGGATGAATTATGATCTTCCAGCGCGCTAAACCCGAAGACCTGTCGCCCCTTCACGCTCTGGCCGAACCCGAAGAGCGCTGGCGTCTCCTCCTCGATTCCTATCTCGACTGGTACGGCATTGCGCGAGCCGTCAGACCGCAGCGGATTCTTGAAATCGGTGTCCTGCGTGGCTTTGCCGCCTGCGCCATGATGCTTGGCCACAAACCGGAATTGTATGTCGGTATGGACAGTGAAGCGATGGAAAAAGGCAGCAATCACATCGCTTCGTGCAACCTTGACAAGTTGTTTCATGACGACGAATCCTGCTGGTCCATTGTCCATCACGACATCATGACGACGGAGCCGATTCATCCTCAAGTATGCCGCTTTGCTCCGTATGATCTCATCAATCTCGATGCCGGTCACGACTTCGATTGCACCTTGCGGCAACTGGAAATCGGCTGGCAGTTCAGCCACGACAAGAGTGTGCTAATCGTAGATGATGCTCGCGATTGGCGCGTGACCAAGGCGGCTGAATTGTTCGTTGGTCAACAGCGACAAAGGAAAAATAACGTCGCGATGACGCATCACGACAACTACAACGGCTGGGTCATCCTGGAAAGGGGGCAAACGTGAACCGGATTGAATTGCGCTTTGCTCCACAAGACAAACTAGCCCTGCACCACCAGTTTGCCGACTACTTGGCTGGCAAATCGATCTATCCCATCGGGATCGAGGTTTCTCCCTGTGGCTGGTGCCAGGCCTCGTGCGACTTCTGTTTCTATGCCAACACGGGCGAGCTAGGGGGACACAGAAAAATATTTCTGCCCACACAAAGGCTTTTGCACCTGCTCGTCGAGATGCGGCGACTGGAGATCAAGGCGGTAACGTGGACGGGCGGCGGTGAGCCATCGCTACACCCCGACATCGGTCTCATCGTGGCGGCAACCTACGAGATGGAAATTGAGCAGGGCATGTTCACGAACGCGCTGGGAACCGTGCGCTACAACCCGGCTTTGCTCCGGTGGATTCGCGTCACGATGACGGATAAGCCGTACAAGATCGACAACATCAAGCGGCTACGCGACTGCCCGGTGCTGGGCTTCGCTTTCAACTACGCGGGGCCGCAGGACAACGATTATCTCAAGAAGACGTTGGAAGTGGCCGATGAAGTTGGCGCTGATTACGTTCAGGCGCGACCGGCTTTGGCATTTCATGGGCGAACCGTGGACATAGAACCGCCACGAATTGAGCATCCTCTCCTCTATGTCACAGATTACAAGTTTGATGAAGCAAGACATCGGCACGGCTATAACAGATGCGAGGGATACCATTTCGTTCCCTTCATCTGGGAAGACGGCAATGTGGACACTTGTGCCTACATGCGCAAGCACGAAGGGCACACACTCGGAAACATCAATCTCGATAGTTTGAAGGACATTCTTGATCGCGCGCCGAAGTCGGTGCCGGTGAAGCCAGAGTGCCAAGTGTGCTGCAAGCTAAACGAGATCAATGAGAAGATTCATCGGTCGTGGCAACTGGAAGACGTGAACTTTCCTTGAGGAGAAACAATATGAGCGCAAGTCATCATGGCAATCCTGAGCCGAGACCGCAATTCAGCGAGGGCCAGATTCGACAGATGGAACAACTGATGGACCGAATCCATCGACAGGTTGAAGGCAATGCTCAACGGCAGTATTCGCAAGGCCGGATCGGTGCTGACGATGAGGGTGATCTTGCAATAGGAATCGCTGCCGATAAAGACAAGCAAATCGTCATCATCGACTTCAGCAAGCCGGTGAAATGGATCGGCCTTGCTCCAAAAGAAACGAACGATCTTATCAATCTGCTTCTGAAGAAATTGAAGTCGCTTGGCCATCCTGTTGTGTTGCAGGCGTGAGAGGGCTAGCGAGATGCGCGTGCTGTTCGCTACCTTTGATGGCGGGGATTACCTCGCTTCGATGCTCTGGGACGGACTCCAGGAAGTCCTCGGCTGGGATAATGTTTTCGATGCTGGAGACAACCCACTCTTCCATCGCTATCCTCAGGAGCCGCACGATCCCATCACGGCGATTTGCACGACCCGGCCCGGCCGAAAGATGGGTGACGAATACAATTTTGATCTTCTCGTTCTGAACGCCGCCTTTCTCCGCGATCACGACTGGCATTGGGCCTGGCACGTCCTTGAGCGAGTGAAGTATGGCGGCAAGGTGGCCTACGTCGAGGGTTGGGACAGCGCTCACGAGGTCCATAATCCCTGGACGGAAAGCAATCCGCCGTTCCCGGTCACAACGATCTTTCGCCGCGAGATCGACCCGGATTTCAGGTATCCTTACCAGTGCTACCATCTCGATTTCGCGTCGCCGGCACGATGGTTTGACGAAACGGAGCGGCTAGGATTGGAGCGTAACATCGGTGTGTATTTTTCCGGTACGCTGCACAGCAATCCATTTCGCTTGCCAATCGCGCAAGAGGCTATCAAAGTCGCCGGCAAATACTGGTTTGTGCTGGCGGCCGATCATCCTTTCGACACCAAAGAAAATCAGCGATTGATGCGCCGAAGCAAAATCGTACTGTCGCCGCCGGGAGCCGCCGACTGCAACAGCACCGGCCGGTTGTTCGAGATTCTGGCATGCGGCGCAATACCTGTGTGCGTCAACTATCTCGAACGTGTGCATGAACCGGAGCTACGCTGCTATTTCACCGACATACCGAAACTGATTTCGACGATTGATCTCGCTCTTTATGACGGATGGGAACAGAGGCGACAGCAGATTTTCGATCACGCTCGCCAGCATCATACGACGCGGGCACGAGCGGAAAGACTTCTCAGGCTAACGATGGGGTGAAAATGACCACCGATCTCGTTACCGTTGTTACCGCCACAGTCGGCGATTCCTGGGAACACTTGCTCCAGAGCATGATCGAATTGCGTGCGTTCACCAGCTTACCCTTTAGGCAGATCGTGTCCGACGATGGCACGCTTTCCAATGATGCTCGTTATGCGCAAAGGCAAGATGTCTGTCATTTTGACAAGGCGAGTTGGACCGAGAACCCAGGTCCGACCTACGGTGTCTCCTACAACCTGAATTATCTACTCGAACAGGTCAAGACGCCCTATGCCTTTGTAATCGAGGATGCCGTGCGGCCGGGGCGCGGTTGGCTGGAAACGGCGCTCGACGCGCTCGACAAAGTGATGAAGAGAAAATGGCGGGGACGCGAGGTCGGAGCGCTGGGGTTCACAAGTTCATTCGATCATTGGGAGCTGGCGGTCGCGGGTCTGTTGCCGGAAGGTCTGGACATGATTCGCTATTTCGGCACGACGAGCCACGAGGCACAGAATTGCTTCTGGCGTGCCGGCTGGAACGATGGCTTGATTTGCTGGCCACGCATCCTACCTATCGTCAAAACTCTATGCGCGCCGCATCTGACAGAACATTGGCCGGAAATCGTCAAGAGAACCTGGCGCGATCCTATTCTGCGAGACACCTTTATCAAGCCTTGCGCCGAGCTAGGTTGGCCAGCCCGCATTGCCAACGACCGCTGGCCAAGAACGCGACGCGCATGGCCGGCGACGGCGGTGGGGGCCTGGGGGCTGATAAACCTGGAAGCGTGGCGCAAGGTTGGCCGCTACCGCGATGGCTGCGCCTTCTTCGAGGGGCACCTGGGAGTACGCATGGCACAGGCGGGCTATCTGTGCGTCAACTGCCACAACCCGCCGTGGCTGCACTATCCGTCAATGGCGTTTCACGCGGTCAGCGGTGGCGCGGGTAAAGGACCACGACACAACGATCCCGATCATGGGCCGCAGGGAGCGTTCCAGAAAGACTTCGGCATTGAGCCGGAGGGGATTGGTGATCTTGTGAAACGATGTTTTGCCGAAGGCGAGATTGAAGCAATTGCGGACGAGATGGCGGCGGTCGAGTTGTACGCCGACCCCGCCTGGGAACCGTGGATGAGGAATGATAATGCCTGAATCGCTTCTGGACATCGGCGCGCGCATGAAATGCTCGAAGTGGAGCGGGCATACCTACCTTCCCATCTACGACGAGTTGTTCAAAGATCGCCGCGACGAAGCGTTGACGCTTGTGGAATTTGGTATCGCCGATGGCACCAGTCTGCTCATGTGGGCGGCATACTTTCCCAAGGCGCGGATCATTGGCGTCGATGAACACTGGCGTTGGGTCGAACCAGCCAACAAGATGCACCACCGGATCACGGCGCATCATCATCGTCAGCAGGATGATGAAGTGCGACGAATCATGGAATCGTTTCAGCCCGACATTGTGATCGATGATGCCGGGCATGACTATAGTCACGAGATCATTTGTTTTGCGAATAGCTGGGCTTCTCTTAAATCCGCTGGACTTTATTGCATCGAGGATATTCAAAACCCAGCCGAGGTTGGATTGTGGATTGAGCGAGCGTTTCACAATAATGCAACCGCCGTGGTCCATGCCAACTTCACGTCGCACGAGCATCAGGACGTTCGACCCGACGATATCCTTGTGGTGCTACGGAAGAAATAATGTCACGCGTTCTTGTGAGCATCAGTTACAACCAGTCCCACAACAAGGGCGGCCCCCTCGGTTGCGGTTGGGAGACCTACGTTCACGGTCAGACGCACGCCGAATGGCTGGAGGCAACCGTTAAGTGGTGGAAAGATAAATTCTGGCACCAGGTTATTGTCTCGGCGGTCGGCTGGCCGGGCATCAGTCACATCGAGACCCGCGATGGCAACCGCGAGCGCGACGTGCTGTGGCGCATTTACCCAAAGATTGCCGCCTTCGTGACGAGTGCAACGAACCCAGGACATCAGCAGGGAGCGGCCTTGACGATCTGGCAAGGATTGGAATATGCCGCGTACATAGGTTACGATTACCTCGTCCATACGGCCGAGGACATTTTGCCGCATCACGAAGCGATTGTGGAAATGGTCAGGGCCGTGCAAAGTCTTGGCTATTCCTATGCTGGAGAACAATGGGGTCACGGACAGGACTGGTCGAAAGAAGGATATGGCTTTCCGATGTGGTGGGACGAGGATGCTTGTCCAGAGGGCCGCGAGTTGGATTCGCAGTTCTTTGCCTGCCGCGTGGCCGACCTTGTGAACGTCTTTGACGTGGGGCAATTGCGAGACGACGGATACCTGGAGCGCTGCCTGGGGCGCTGGCTGCAAGGCAAGAAATGCTGGTACAGTCACAATCGGTCACGGACAACTCATGATCCAGAGGAGTTCAAACGATGGCTGGCGAATCGTTGACTGCGGCGAACATTATCGAAGCGCTCAAGGCCGGCATCATGTCGGGCCATGAAGGGGTGAAGTTGCGCGACTTCCTGACTGCCGAGGTCAAACAGGCGCACGACCTTCTGGCCATCGGCAAGTTCTACCGGATGAAGAAGACGGTGACGAAGGACGGCGCGACACGCGAGGTCGAGGAATTGTGGTGCGACACAGCCATCGGTGAGTCGTGGCGGCTGATCGAGGGGCTGGGCTATGTGAGGGACGAGAAATGAGCAAACAATCCGAAGATCCCTGGTGTGATCCGATGGTCAAGGCCGCACTCAAGGATGGCAGACAACCAAATGACATCTTCATTATCTGTTGCCCGGATTGCAACCGCTACACCTACTACAACCAGGGATCGTATTTCGATTGCCGTTTTTGTGACTACAGCGCTCGTGGTGAATCGCTCGATCTTTTGCTTGATGCGGATGAGGCCATTACGCTAGACGACTACACGGACAGTTTGATTGACAGGGAGAACATACCGTGACCAACTGCAATCTTTGTAATCACCCTTTAGATTCTCATTGCTGGGATATGTTTGCTTGTGCGTGGCAATGCCAAGTGCCTGGATGTCAATGCTTCAACCGGGGACAAGAACCACCGCGTCACGAACGATACTCCTATCTTGATGCCATGCTTGATGCAATTTCATCTCGATATGGTGATGGGTCATCCGAAGGAGCGCGACCTTTGGCAAATGCGTTGTTTGGAGTTAAGCAGCAATGACCGACTTTCGTTCCGCGTCGATTCCGCCACGCCTGCTCGAACGCTTTATCGGCATGTGTCAGTGCGGCTCCGACATCTCGGAGCATCTGGGCACACTCTGGGGACTGGCGCGGCAATGCCAGCACGTCACCGAGTTTGGCGTCCGTGGCACGGTATCGACGACGGCACTCCTGGCGGCGCAACCGCGCTGGCTGGTGTGCTACGACGTGGAGCGGCGTATCGAGGTCGATGAACTCTTGGGGCTGGCGGGCCGCACCGAGATGACGTTCACGCTGGGGGATTCGCGCACCGTGTCGATTGCCCACACCGACCTGCTGCACATCGACACGCGGCATGATTACGACCAGTTGCGCGACGAACTCAACAATTCTGCCGGCCGGGTTCATAAGTGGATCGCGCTGCACGACACGACCACGTTCGGCGAACGCGGCGAGAGTGGTGGCGACGGACTGTGGCAAGCGATTGAAGAGTTGCTGGCGGCCGGTGAGTGGCGATTGCTCATGCGCTTCACGAACAATAACGGGTTCACTGTTCTCGAAAGGATCAACAAATGACCAATCCAAGAAGCAAAGCGACAACGGCGGTTGTCCTGGGTCTGTCCGCAACCGCCATTGGCTTTACCGTGTTTGTCCTGATTCCCGTCATTATCCTGCTCATGATGCTAGGGAATTACGCCAAGTGATAAACCTAAGAATCAATTTTCCTCACGGCCTGGGCGACTGCGTGCAGTTCAGCGTCGTTCTCAAGCATCTGCGCAAGTATCGACCCGATTGGCGGATCACCGTGCGCTGTGGTCGAGGTAAACACACGGCACTGGTTGGCCTTTGCCATCAGGTTGTTCACGATCAGGAGCCGGAGCCGCGCGGACCATTCGAGCGAGTGGTCGATGTCGGTTTCTTCGAGAATTACAACGGCTATACCGACAAGCCGTGCAGCAAGATAACAAATACTTTGATGGAATTATTCGGCCTCAATTATGACGAAAACCTCGGCCGTTACGAGATCATCGTTCGTCCGCAAACACTGCACCGCGCCGAATTGTACCTGAGCGCCATCGGCGTCGAGCGTAGCGGCGCTCGCTACAAGGCGGTGATCCTGCATTACGAAGGCAACACGTCGCCAGGGAAAAAGAACCTGGCACACTGGCAGGCCAAGGAAATCTGCGAGCTAGTGCAGAAGACCGGCCGCGTACCCATCATTCTCGATTGGGATCGCCGCTCGCCATTGCCGGATCAGAAAACGATCTTTTGTCCAGGACAGGGATCGAGCGATATCTGGGGCGGTTTTGGTTCCGGCGACGCCGAAATGATTACAGCTCTTATCAGCCTGGCAGAAGCCTACATTGGCATTGATTCAGGACCGGGTAAGGCGGCCAGCGCCACCGAGACGCCGAGTCTTATTTGCTGGAAATCGCACCACCCGATCCAGTTCCACGATCCGGCCCCCAACACGGTTCACCTGATCCCAGAAAATTGGCGGACCATGACCCCTGTCTGTGACGCCAGAGGTATCGCCGAGTATTTCGAGAAGCATTATCTGTTTGCGACTTACGAAGGCGAGTATGGCATGGTGTCGCGGGCACAACACTGGCTCCTCAAGGCGCTAGGTTGTCAAGACAAATTGGCGGACGTTATGGGCGTGACCTTTGTTTTGCCTAATGGCATCGGCGACGTAATGTGGGTTTTGCTCAAGATTCGAGCCATCGCCGCCGACCGTCCTATTGATATTATCGTGTCGGGGCGACCGGGCAGCGATGTTGATTACCGAGCCGTCCCGTTCCTCAAGCGGTTTCCTTTCATCCGCAACGTTCAGGTTATGGACATTCCGATCCTCAGTAGTCCCGTTTGCCCTACCAACACGCGCGGTCGTTACAGTTATCTCGCGGACGGCATTCGTGGTCCACATCATTTCCTTGTGGCCAACGCCGTCCTGGAAGATGGCCGGCGCATCGAAGAGTGGCAACCGCAATACCCGGTAGACTGGAAGGTGATTGATGAGTTTGACTGGAGAAATACCGAGCGAGGAACAAAGGTTGGACGATCTCTTTTCCCGTTTATCGCCTTCTATCTTGGACCTGAGCGGGGTAATGTCGATGAAGGTCACAACCGAGGGTTTCTCTGGGAACCTAAACATTGGATCGTTCTCGGTGCCGATCTTTGTCGGCGGGGCTTCAAGATCGCTGTCGTCGGAGCCGATTATGACCGTTCGTTTTGGGAACGATACGTCCGAACTGGTGTTCAGGAATCGGGACAGCACTGGATCGACCTGATCGGCAAGTTTGAGATCGGCGAATGCTTTGCCTTCTTGAAGGAAGCGAAAGCGTTCGTGAGTTACCAGTGCGGCCTGGGTATCGTGGCTCACTACCTTGGCGTCAACGTGGCGATGTGGTGGCGGCCAGAGGGCAACAGTTGTCACGGCGAGCGGCTGGTAACGTTCAGCGAACGGATGGCGACAGCTTGGATCAGGCCGGAATATCAGCAGCGGTTCATGCCGCTCATTTACCAGCGCGAGAACCCCGAAGACATCGTAACCGAAATGGAGAGACGCAAATGGTTGGAATAACTGACCCCCGCACAATGGCACGTGGCAAATGCCAGGGTTGCGACTGCGACATCAGTAGCGCCACGGCTAAATACTGCGTCGCTTGTTTTGCCAAACAGACGCAACATTGCCCCGACTGCACGGACTTTGGCCGGTTGCGCTGGGAGTACCAGCGGCACGAGGGGCCTGGTGGCGACAAGAAGTGCAAACGCTGCGGCGAGGAACATGCGTACTCGTCCGAAGTGCGGCAAAAGCACTGTGCGACTTGCAATGACACGCGATGGGTGGAGAGAGAGGAGGAAAAAGCGTGACCGAAAAAGAGATAGCTGAAATTATGGCCAACGAACTTATTGATGACATGGATCGTCTTGGCGAAACATTTGAAAAGTTCTATGATCGTTGGATAAAGTACGGACAGCAATTCAGCCACTTAATCTCGCCGGCTACGCTTGCTCGAATCGAAGAAGCACATGCCAGGTTTGTTGCAAAAATGAACCGTTGTGGTGGGGAGGAAGAGACATGAACGACATCTCGGAATGGTACACGGACGAACGAGCCTGCGACACCGAAGTACAATGGCTCCTGGGTGACAAACACCAGCGCTTCCTCCGCTTCGTCAACCCGATCATCGAGCAAAACGACCTCAAGAGTGTGATCGAGTTTGGCTGCGGATCGGGGATCGTGGCCGAAGGGTTGCCGGGACGGATCACAAACTATTTCGGTATCGACACTTGCCAGTGGTTTCTTGATCGCGCCGTCAAACGACTTGAAGGACGCATGATCTACAACCTGGAACGAATGGATGCTCGCTCCTGGGTCCAGACTGACTTCGACCTCGCTCTGGCCTTCGCCTTCTTCAAGCATTTCTCTCTTGACGAATGGGAATCTCTGTTAGGAAAACTGCTGGCGGCGGGACGGAACGCTATTTTCGACATGCAACTGGCTGAGGAAGCCTTCGACGACGGCAGCGAATACCACCACACTTTTGTAACACAGAAGATGCTGGGAGCGGCCACTGCTCGCTGCGGCCACGTCATCAAGTGCCTCGACACGATGGACGATTTTGCGCTGCCGAGCGGCCACGCCAAGGCGGGAATGGCGGCGCGGAATGTCCTTGTGTGGACGCAGAAATGCGAGGAGATTGCGGACGCGGAGTTTGTGGTCGAGGGAAATCCCACGCGGCTTGTCGTAGACGGCAAAACGGTAATGACCGAGGATTTGCATCGCTACGCCGTGCGCTGGAGTGAAAAGGGACCGGAATTGTACCGCGACGGTCGCCGCATCGTGCGAGCCTGGCAACTCCAGGCAAACATCGACAAGGCAGCGGATACGTTGGGTGAAAGCGCGAACACTGCCGACTGACTTGTGGTCAGTCAGCGACGGAGCGGTCGGCTGGGTTGACTTGGACCGCTCCGTTTTTATTGACCGAGGGGACGCCATGTTGCGCGTGGCACTTGAGGAGCAAGAATGGGCGCGGCTCCGCGAACTGCTCCTGAGCGTTGCCGAAGGTTTCGACCTGTCCAAAAAGCAAGAGAAAACGAACGCCAGGCGCGTTAAGCTCGAACAGGGTGCAGATGAATGTCGTGTCCTGGCTCACAAGATCGGGAGACAAATCCGTGGACTCAATGACGAACCTGTGGGTTTCGATACGGTCGAATCGTAAGCGGATCGCTGTCATCGGCGATAGCATGATCGACCGTTGGGTGTACGGCTCTTTCCGTGATTGCCCTGACGACTGCTCGTGTTTCACGAGCGGAGGTTCCGAGTGGAGTCACCCCGGCGGAGCCGCCAATGCTGCACGACAGTTTTTGTACTGGAACACCGAAGCATGGCTGATCGCCCCCGTGCGCGGCCCGCTGCTCACACCGGAATACAACACCGAACTAGGCTTTCCTGCGACCAAAGTGCCGGAAAAGACACGGCTCATGGTCGGCGGCAGAATTTCTTTTCGTTTCGACGTTGAGCCGCCAGATTACAACGCCAACGACAAGGAACTGGATGAGTGGCGGCACTTGGCAAGGAAAGCGATTCATATGATGGAATGGGATGCCGTGTTAATTTCGGACTACATGAAAGGGTTTCTGGACAATGATCTGATTCGCGACATCATTACCTTGTGCCAAAAGAAAAACGTTCCGGTCGTTGTCGATGCCAAACGAGCCATCGAGGTTTACAGAGGCGCAAGCGTTCTCAAGTGCAACGCGGCTTACGCTCAGAAATACGTTCGCAATTGGCACCACGACGTTGTTGTGACCAACGGTGCAGAACGACCCGAAATGATTAATGGTCGTGGCTTCGAGGAAGCTGGAACGGATCGCCCTGGAGTTCGTTGTGTCAATCACGTCGGGGCCGGCGATGCCTTTGCCGCTGCTCTGACTGTGGCGCTACTGCATACCAATTCCTTTGAACAGGCGGTCGAACTGGCACACTGTGCCGGTCGCTGCTATGTCCAGAAACCGCACAACCATCCGGTTTGGCCGCACGAGGTTCGCCGCGATTTGACCGGCAGCAAGCTGTTGCACTTCGACGATCTGGAGAGGGTTCGCTGCGCCGAAAACAGGATTTTGTTTACCAACGGTGTCTTTCGTCTCCCGCACGCTGGCCACGCCTGGCTGTTGCGCTGGATCAAGGAACAGGTCGGCAGCGTGGTTGTCGGCATCAATACGGACGAATCGGCGCGGCGTCAACGCCAGGGCTACATCATGCCGGCGGCGGAACGGATTGAATGGCTCCAGGCACAAGCTGCTGTTGACTGGATCATCCCGTTCGGGGAGGATACACCTTGTATCGTTTTGCAAAAGCTAAAACCGGACATCTTGGTGAAGGGGCAAGAATACGCCGGGCAAAGGGTTCCCGGTGATGATCTAGTGAACAAGGTGCTTTTCGCCCCTCAAGGACCATATGAAGTCCATAGCTCCACCCTGGAGGCTACCTTACGGGCGAAACGATAATCGTCTCAGGTTCCGTCTGGGGTACGAAGAAGAACGGCTGCCCTTGATGGGATTTCTCCTCCTCAAGTTTTTCTTTGCGGAATCCCTCCTATTCTTCACGGGGCTGGGATTCTATCTGTGGTTCATGTCTCACCACCTTTTCGCCGAAGATAGTATCGCCACGAGTCCGACGACAGCCCTCGGTGCCCTGATCGCCGGTTTTATGGCCATGACAGGACTCATGGTGTGGATCGTCAAACGGCAAATGGACACGGTGATCCCGCAGATGCAGGAGACGTTCAAACAGTCTCAGGCCAACTTGCTGAACGCGCACGAGAAGATCAACGAACGGCAACTGCTGTCCAACGAAACCACCAGCTCGCGGCACCTGGAGCATAACGAACGACAACGTGAGATGCACCGGATCGAGGTCAAAGAACTGACCACAGCGTTCTTGACGGGCATCAACGATCTACGAACTTACTTTGAAAAGAAGATTGATTCCGTCATGGTGGAAGCACGGGCCGACCGTGAGCGCATGTTGTCCGCTGTCCTCGACAGTCAGGCAACTCTGTACAACCAGATGCAAGACAGGGAAGTAAAGAAATGATCGCCGCCTGGGTCATCTGGTTGATCGTGGCCATTGCGGTCGTGGCTATTCTCTACGTCTTTGTCCAGGCGACAAAAATCCCGATCCCGCCGTGGACGTGGCAAATCGTCGGCATTGTCATCGTGGCCGTTGTTGCCATCCTCGCCATCAAATTCCTCGTGAGCGTGATGTGAACAACGATCCACGCCATTATCTACATCAGATTGCTCCCCATACCCTGCTCCTCGTGCCAATGGACAGAGAGCCGCCACCGCTGCCCTGGTACAAGAAGCTATGGCACTGGCTTGTGGCGCTAGTGCGACGATGAGGACGAGGCGGATGAGGCGGATGACGTTGACGTGGGGCAGCAGGTGGTCGCGTAGAGCGGCAAGCCGTTGTAGTTGGACACCAGGCGAGCGTCGTAGATGCCGGGGCCAAGCTGAACGTTGTTCGGCTCGAAGACGTAGATGGAAATGCGGTCACGAATGCCCAGCGGCGGCACGAACTGCTGGAGGAGAGCCGGATAGACTTTCTTGCCGGAAGAGGGATCGACGAAGGGCGCTCCGGTGACACGGCACAATTCGCAGAGCGGCGGGTAAAGAGGCCACGTCGGGCCGTAAGCCGGCGGGTTAAGGTTGGTCGAAAGATTCAGGTCTTTGTCCACCGCTCCTGCTCCTCAAGTCCCTGCCAGGCCGGATCAGGCCCACGAACAATTTCCGTGACCCAACCCATGCGGCCCCGCTCTCGATAATTCTGCCGCCAGCACACGCCGTCAACTTGCGAGCCAGTAAAGAAGGGTAACGCCCCGATGTACTGGCGAAACATATAACCGACTGTTGAACGATAGACGCGATTGTAGTATTGCGTTACGCGCTCGGCGGCCAGTGTGTTCGCCGTGGTGACATCGGCGGCGAGCGGGTTGTTGTCAATGTCGAAATTGACAACGAAATCATCCCAGAGAAAGCCGGTTCCGACCGCACTGGCGAATTGAGCAGGGCCAGCAACCGTGATCGGATACCAGGCGCTCATTGACCACTGTAGCGAATCGTCTCGCACCGTCTCCTCGGTGCCGTAATACTGATTCTTGCGATGAAAAAGCACAACAACCTGCTTGGGTGCGCGGCCAGAACCAGTGTCGATGTACTCGAAATCTTCGGCAAGCACATTGGCGTACTTGGCAGTGAGAGCATCGAAATTGGCATCAGCGGAATTGTATTGAACGATGGTGTAAGGACTGGATTTCGTAAGATCGGTTGCCACTGTCAGGCCAAGTAGCGACATAATGTGGTCAATGGCACCCCAGGCTGATTCGCCGGGGAAAGAGAAATCTTGCGGCGTGCCGGCCGGCGTGATCGGTAGTCCGGGATAGGCTCCTAGCAGCGAAGCCATCTGGCCCCAGAGATCACCGATCATGCCGCTCCAGGTCCACGGCGTTCCGCCATTGGTACTAGTTGAGTAGAACTGGCCGGGATAAGCCGGAGCCAGAATGTTGTACTCCGATTCCGTGGGATACTGAAACCACGCATTGTAGACAAGGCCCTGGCGGTCGCAAAGTTCAACGAGGTAAATCGAATTGGCATCACTGGCAATACCTCGGCTGATACACCGTGCTTGCACAATGGCGAGGTTTTGAAGCGTGACCGAGGTGTTGGTGCTGACATCGGTAAGGTTGAGTTGGAAATTCGTGGCGTAGAGATTGAGAGCGTTGTAGTCAACTCGACGGACCAATACCCAGCCGCGCGCCGGCCAGCGTCCATTGCTGATGTAGAAAGCGTTGGCCTTGTCGAGTCCATAAACTAAGGGACGGTTGAACCGAGTCCGGGCGGCACGAATACGACGCGAGTCGTAGAGTGGACAGACGATGGTATTCTGCACACCGGCAACGGCAGGCTGTATCAAAGCGTTGGTGGCCATCAGCGCTCTCGCCGGAAGTAAATGTGCGACCGCTCCATGATGAACCACACGAGGAGAAGAACGAAGACAGCAATCTCAAGCACGAGGTCCATGACCGAGCGTGGCTCCATCATCGGGAGCCAATTGTTTCTGGAGGTGCGTTCGCGGCTCCCACTCAACGCCAAGGTATTCTAACAGGCAGTCGGTTGCCGTGTTCGCTGAGATCAGGCAGGCGTTGAGCGTGGAGTCAAAAAGGAAGTCGCCAACAAGGAATACGCCGGGACACTTCGGGTCGGGTTGATGCTCGCCGCGTAGCTCAGCAGCCGGCCATCCTCCCGGCTGTGCGTTGATCGAACCGATGTAGCGCTCGACCTGGCCTTCCAGAAAAGTCGCGACCGCATCCTTGACCATGAATTCCGGCAGGTGATCGAAGACGCAGCGGATGATTTCGGCATCGGATTGATTCTGCGAGCAGAGTAGTTGTGCATCGCCACCGGCAATGAGGAAAGACAGGACATGACCGGAGTCTCGCTTCCAGCGCGTGCTTTCGTCGTAAGCGCAGCAGCCGTGAAACATATCCATCATCCAGAACTCGCCTGGCATCCCCACGTCTTTCCACCACTTTTCGGAAAAGAGCATGGAGACGCGGAGGTAATGGGCGGGGAGATCATAGTGAGCGCACATCTTGCTAATCGCCTCGCCGAGCGAATCATCGTAGTCGATCTGCGCGAGCCAGTGGTTCGGGATGGCCAGGAACACCGCGTCGAAGTCGCGGTGAGGAATCTCGGCGTCAGACTTGAATGTGAGGCAATAACCAGTCTCGCCTTTCTTGAGGCAAGTCACGCGCGTATCGAGACAGATTTCGGCACGGATGCGCTTGGCCAGAGCGCGTGGAAGTTTCTCGATGCCGCCCCAGATGTGGTACAGTTGCATGTATTCGTCATTGTCCATCAGCACGTTCTTGATGCCGTTGAGTCCATTGCAGGTGTGCGGCTCCGTGGCGAGGTCGCTGTGAACGGCGGCGCAGATATAGGCACAGGCGGCCGTGTCGCTGACCTCCTCGCGGATGCACTCGTGGAAGGTTTTGTTGGCCCACGGGTGCTTGTTGTCCATCTGCCAGCGCTGTGCGTACTTGTCGATGGACATGAGTTTGGTCATGCGTTTGTGGAACGCCTCGATCTGCTGGCGTGTTTCGGGACCGTGACGAGACTCCACATCTTCGAGGTTACGCAGGGGACACTCGCCAAGGACGACACCGCCGCCGGACATATTGATCGTTGGCAGACCAAGTTCCTCTTCGATGAGGATACGCAGCGGGTCTTTGCCGCCGGGACCGAGGTATTCGTAGAGTTCGGCCACGCCTGCCTCGAACGGAGTACCATCGGCGAAATGATCCGTCTTGATCTTGCCGCCGAGCCGACAGGTGGACTCGAAAATGGTGATATTGGCGCGGGGGAGTTTCTGATTGAGAAGATAGGCGGTGAATAGACCAGCGGGACCACCGCCTATAATGGCAACCGTTGGCGAGTCGGAAGAACCGAAAACCCAGCGGCCTTCGCCGGCTTGTGTCCAACCGATACCGGGAGACTCACTGCCGAAATGTTCCATCGCTTTCTCCCAGACTAAAGCAACCACTTCTTGCGCCAGTAGACTTGCCGACGCTTGACACGACGACCACGCAAGCGAGGGTAGGACGGAGAAGGCGCTGGCGGAAGCAACGCGGTCGGCTCACTCTGGAATTCCTCCAGAGAAGCAAACGACATACGAATCGATAACGGTGCGGCGGCCACGGAGCGCTGCCACGCCGGGTCGGGTTGGAACGGCGGCATGGGCACATGCGCGGGCGGCGACGGCTCGATGCCGGTGGCTGTCCAGACTTTTGCTTCTTCAATTCCTTGTTCAGCGGCCTGTTGCACTGTTAACGGAACCCAAGAACAACGGCAATTAAAATCCCAGGGTGGCAAAAATGTCTGTAGCACCGGATCGTTCAGACGATAGATGTTGCTCCCCTGGATACCGTGCTTCTCTAGTGCCAAATGATTTTCCCGCACACGGTCGTCGTCGATAGCGTTGTAGGAGGCGTATGGAAAGGCGGAACGGATAAAAGGGTTTTCCAAAACTTCTTTTTGACCATCCGAAAAAGCAGCTTGAATGTTTGTTCGGTAGACGGTACTATTGCTTGAGATTATACCCTGTGAAACGATGAAACCAGTTGTGGTCTGGAGATCGTAAACATGCCCCGTCCATGTAATGAATTTGACCTTACGGACGCGATTCGTCGTTATCAAGTGGGGGAAGGATACGATCAACTTTCGAGAGAGTTGCACATCTCCAGAGGGGTTCTTATTCGACGCATGAAAGAGGCAGGGGTCAAAATCCGTAGCCGTGCCGAAGCCTACAAAATGCTCTGGGACATGCTCACGCCAGAAGAGAGATCGCTTCGTGCTGAAACGATTCTTGCCAACGCGAGAAAAGCAACGCGAGGGAGAAGGCGATCTCTGGCAGAAAGAATCAAACAGGCCAAGTCCAACGCCGGGAATCCTATTCGTGGCGGTCACATTCCTCTCCACGAGGCCAATCTGATTGCCGAACTTTCCTTGATCGGAGTCGAGACCTCTTACCAACACCCCATTGGCCCTTACACACCGGACATTGCCCTCTGTGAACGCCGCGTCGCCGTGGAAGTCCAACGCGCTCACTGGTCCATCAAAAAAAAGCCCGGAGAAACACTCGCCAAGGAAAGACTGGAATACATCCTCAACGCGGGTTGGAACCTTTTGGTTATTTATTGCCACCCCATCCGAAGATTCCGCAAAATCAATGGCAGAAAGAGACTTGTCGAGAGGATCGAGCGATTCAACGGAAGGACCGTGGCACACAAGATTCTCGCCCTGCTCAATATCCCCGGCGTGTTTCCAGCCGAAGGTGGTCAATATGGGGTGATTGACGGTTACGCGCAACCGTCGTCCGTCGTCCGTCTCGACCTCGACGGCTGGCCCCGAATACCAAATCTTTGATGCCGCGACAACATTCCCTTCGATCAGTGTTCCAGGCAAAAAACACATGTGGCCGTCAGACAGAAACGTGCCTTCATCGACCTCGGCGAGAATCTTGTCACGCCACGTAACGAAATCGACACCTTCACGGACGGATTCAGCAAGAGACTTGCGAATCTTGTCGAGCGTGGCCTGCGTATCGACGCCGGCTACTGTAAACGCCTTAGACCGGGCAGCGCTATCAAGTCGCCTAAACTCATCTCGGCCGACGAGGTTTCTTTCATTAAGTCCTCGAACTGCTGCCTCGATAACTGGAAAGTGTACTCGTTCGACAGTTCCGGGTGCTGGACCACCAATCTCAGGGGGCGCGAACAGGGATTTCCACAGATCAATCTCAAGCACTCGTCGGACATAGGCTTGCTCCAGGGGATCGAGTTTGGCGATCTCGGTTTCGCGGTTGGTCGCAGCGCGAAGGCGGTCGAGTAACGCACTGGCGGCAACGGGAGAAAGCGATGGAGGCGGCACAACGCCGAGAGGTAGGGACGGATCGACATGCCGTGCAACCTCCACCGCACCTTCGAGAAGTGCCGCAAGCTGTGTGTGGTGTAGCAGGCGTGCGAGTTGATCGCGAAAGGTGTGGAAAAAGGACAGGAGACGCCGCAGCATTTCCGGCGGATGCGCGATGGCAAGAATCTTTTCCAGCTCGCCTCGGCCGGCAGCGGTCAGCTTCTTGGAGACTTCGAGAGTCTTGTTAAGGACGCCTTGAGCGCGGCGATTGAAGATGTCGAACCCCAAAAAAATATCGGCAGGGGAAGATTGAAGAGAGTAAGCGTAGTTAGCAACCGCAAGCGCGTCAGGGATTGATTCTGTCTTGTGGATCGCGCGTTCAAGAAGGGTAAAATACCAAGAAATCCTGGACTTTTCCTTTGCGTTTTGCATTTGTTTATTGTACCATAAAAGAATGCCAACGATCCAGGATGACTGCGTATTCCCCGTACACATAGACCGCGCCCGTTTTGGCGACTGGCTATCTGGGTTCTCGGATGGGGAAGCTTGTTTCTTCCTTGGTTACAATACCGCGTACTACAAGGGAAAGAAATACTCACACCCATGTGCCAGATTCGTAATTGCCCTCCGCGACGACGACCTAGAAACCTTGAAGTTGATAAAGGGGTTTTGGCAATGCGGAAGCATCTACTCCTATGCCATGAAAAGATGCCGTGACATAGCCGTTTACCAGGTCTTCAAAATTGATGACTTGACAATAGTTATGAAGCATTTCCAAAAACACCCTCTTTTGTCCAAGAAAGCCCAAGGATTCTCTATTTGGACTAAAGGAATACTCTTAGTCGAAAAAGTAAGAAACCTGCCGTCTCTACCCAATGGCAACAGAGGGACTTTGCCAAAATGGGCACCTGAATACAAAGAACAATATGAACGCCTTATCGCTGCTCTAAAAGATTCTAGGGCATACAAAAGCCGAAATCTCGCAGAATCTCTTTCGCAATTGCCTTGACTCTTTCTGTTTCAGGACTTCCAGAACGAGAAAATAACGCAAACATCGCATCAACCGGCTTGCCGTCCGACGTGCCAACGGGTTCTGGCTCAGGAAAATCGTCCGGTACGTCGATTTGATCTTCGTCGGGGAACTGCGCCAGGGCGATCTCGGCGGCAACCGTAGCCTCGAACACAGAGTCGGTTTCGCGAAGGGCGCGGCGAAGGTAGACGGCGTAGTTGTCCAGACGGCGTGCTTCAAGCGAGAGCGGTTTGCCAAATGAAATCAGCGGCGGTTCAACAAGGCTAAAAAGATGTCGTCCCGTCGGCTTGGACGTGCGTGGAAACTTCTTATCGAGCGCATTTAAGGCAGCGTAAATCTCTTCCTGCCCACGCAAGGAAGAAGTTATGGCATTGCTATGTTCGCGACCCATGCCAGCGATGTCGTCGCCGTAACCTCGCGTCTTACCCGTCGCCTTGGTAGCCCCAGCAATCGCGCGAACATAGGCGGCCATTTCTTCGATGTGGTCCGCCATGCGGTCGCGGCTGGCACGAAAGGCTTCCTTGACTTTTTGCCACTCTGGAGAGCGAAATGCCTCGGCGGGATAGTAGTGGCTGGCATTGTTCTTGAAGCGGCCGTAGCGACCGTCCCAGGCCCGCGCATTGGCCTCCAGCGCTCGTTCCTGATAGGTTTCGACATCAGCAAGCGCATCGTCAGCGTTGTACTGTTCCCTGGCCAGGTTTGCCAGCAGAAAACGCATGTTCTTGTAGTGCTTGTCGGCAACGCCAACGGCGGCCTGATAGATCGTTCCCGCCGGCAGTTCTTTGGGCTGTGCTGGCTGTGCGGCTTCTTGACCACCTGGCATAAGCGGCGGCGCTTCGATCTTCTGGCCTGGCTGAACGCCTTGCGGTTGTGCTGGTTGCGTTGCTGCTGGTGCTGGAACTGCTGGCGTTGATGCCGCTGGTTGCCGAGGAGTAGCCGTTTGCGGTGCCGCACCCTCCCGCTCGGTCGGCATCGCTTCCTGGTAGCGAATCTCGCCCGTCACGGTGGACTTCCAGCCGCGACCACCCTGCTCGCCCTGATGACGCACCCAGGAAAAGGTTGCGTCAACGTCGTTCCAATCCTCAAAACTGAACCGATGACCATAATCAACCTTTTTGCCGCTGCCGTGAGAGGCGACCTTGGGAAGCAATGTGGGAGTCTCGCGCGCGTCGAAAAACTTGATGCCGGGAAATGCTTCTTTTAACTGCGGAATGAAGGGAACGTAAAGCGGCGCAACCGCCACAGCAGGGATACCGCCGTCGCGCAAGGTCATTCCGGCGTGACTGAGGCAAACGAAATTACTACTATGGGGGGCAATGGCCGCCGCCGCTGCCGCCTGACTCCATGCCCCCGTCAACAGACCTGTGTAAAACGTGCGCGAGGGGTCGATGCCATTGTTGAGCAGATTCGTCAGGCCATTCAGGTCGGTCCCATGCGCATCAAATTGATCGGTGATATTCTGGGGGATTTGCCCGTAGCTTTTGAAATCGACAAATGGCACCAAGTTCTCGTCCATTGGATTGCCCATGACTTCGCGCTGGTGCGCCTGGCTGTTGACCTGCTGTAGCAGGGATGCCTGATTCGGTGGCGGCTTGACCGGCGGCGTCTTGCCCTGTTTCTGTTGCTGAGGGGCCGGTTGCCCACCTTGCTGCTGCACGCCGACTTGCGGCTGTGGTGGTCCTTTCCATGAACTCTTGAACAACTTACTACCATGTCGCCATATCTTGCCTCCTCGCGGCCCCTTTCCGGTTTGATACCATCCTGGTCCTGGCGGCGTCTCGCCATGCCATTCGTCACCAACCATGCCAAGTAGGATTTCGTTGCTCACGCCGCCCTCCGCGTGATCCTTTGCACAATCCGCCGCACGCGGTCGATGTCGGAGAGCGAGAACACGCCGGCCCAACCACCCTGAGCATAAGGATCAGGCGGCGCAGCGGATTGATCGCGCTCGCCGGGGACAGGCGAAGGACCATGCGAAGCATCGCGTCCGGTCGGCATGGCACCAGATGGCACTTCGCTGCCGGGGGGCTGGCCGCCGCCGCCAGTTTGCTGACCCTCGCCGGCCGCCATCGCCTTGCGCTTCGTTTCGATAAGGTTCTTGACCTTGGCACTAAACTTGACTTGCGGACCAAAGTTCCAGCGCACGAGCGGCTTCAAGACTTGATCGACGAAAATATGCAGAAGAGCGTTGGCAATCTGCTGCTGCATGGTCAGGAACGCTTCAACCGGGATGGCCCGGCCGGAATAACCGGAGCCGCCTTCGCCGGCCTGGAGCAGTTCGGGAGGCACGCCAATGCCGATGGCAATTTGATCGAGTAGGTATTTGACGTACTCGATGAGGCCAGAGATGTTGAGCGTGGACTTTGGAATCTCAATGCCCCACTTGGGGCCACCGCCCATTTCGGGAGGATAGTTGGTCGAGGGTAGGCCAATGCCGGCACCGGCCTTGTACCATTCGGCCATTTGTCGAGCGACATCACGAGCCGCACGGCGTGGCCGGCCCTGTGAGTCTGTGACGGTCGCTGGGGCACCAGCGGTAAGAGATACCTGGAGGTCTTCTTCGGGATAACGCACGAGGGGGCCGGAATAGGCAAAGCGGTAGATGCCGCCGTCCATCACCTGCTCGGCTCCGTCCTTCCAGGCCAGCCGCCGCCACGGACGCCAGGCACCGAAAAGTTGCGTTTGACCGTAGAAAGATTGATAGCGTGGATTATGCGCATACCACAGTGCTTTGGCCGGCACATCGCGAGAGGAGAACCACAGGTCAACCGATCCTTGTTTGGCGGAATCGGGAACGGCGGCATCCTCGTTGTTGACGTTCTTGACGCGGATGCCGATGGGAATCTTGCCTTGTGTGAGAAGGAAGGTGTCGCGTGGCGAGAACTCGCGGCAGGCGTGCCACTGGAGCTGGCCGTCCTCGTCCTTGTATTCGTTCTCGGCACCGATCCAGCCGTATTCGTCGCCTTTTTGCATCCGTGGCACGCCGCGCTCCCAATAACGGCGAATCTGGCCTTCGATGAATTGTTGAGCGGTAGGATCGGAGCAATTGATCTCGAACTCGGCGTTGTAGATGGCACTGCGGTAATAGGAAAGGACGTTGCGCACCTGGGGATGCGTTAGCATGAGTTCAATATCGCGAAGCAGGTAGATTTGCGGCATCCACTCCGCTTCGATGGCCCACATGGGCAGCGTGGGACGATAGCCTGGCGTCAAGGTTGTCAGCAAGGCGCCCTTGACATCTTCGGCGGCAACAGCGGCAGCAGGATCAATTGGCTGGCCGTTGGTTTGTGCTGTTGGACTCATGGCGCTTGAGGTAACGTGCCAAGGCTGAGGCAAAAGCCTGTGTAACGTGAGGATGGCAATTCAGCTTGGCGTCGATCAGGCGCATCATGATCTCGCAAGCTGGATCAGCGCAAAAGACGAATCGCCGCATGTAGGGACTTATTTTCATTGCCTTGCCGCCCCCCCCTGCAGAACACGCTGCTGGGTCGCGTTAGGATCAGGCTGGCTAATTGGCAACGCAACGTTGTCTTGTGCCAACAACTCCATATTACTGCTAACGTGCTGCGCCACGTTCGGAGGCGGTACGATCAACTGCTTCGGCGGCAATGTCACATAGTACCATAAATCCCAATAGGCATGCCAGAGGATGACGCCGCTGTAATTGGCAATAGGAATGTTGGCGGCAATTTGCCGTTGCGCGGGGATGGCTGGCACACCGGCCACGGTCACAAGACCCGGAATGGGAATCTGGTAGCCCGCACGATAACCCCAGCCGCGTAGCTTGAAAATGTAGAGCGACGTGGCCATTTGCTGCGTCACGTCGGCATAGATGTTCTCTGACACCGTATTGACACCGGCCGTAGCGTCTTCAATTGTCTTGTCATCGACAGCTATCGACGCCAACGTATCGGGAACCTGTTGTGTCTGTGGGAGCGGCTTGTGAAGTGCGATACCCGCGTCGAGTTCGGTTTCGATCCAACAGCGGTAGGAAATCCACGACGCACGTTTGTTCGCAGGCCACGAGAGTTTGAGATTAGCTTCCGGCTGGCTCTGGGAGCTATCCTTGTTTGATACGCCTGCTTGAATCGGAGTATCCGTTCCCGGCGTCAAGCCGAAAACAGTGTTCTCATCCTGAAAGATGCGAAAAGCCGGCATCAGGCACCTCCGCCAAAATCCACGATCACATCAGAAGACGGATCAATTTGATTCACCGTTACGGATCGCCAGCCTGAAATATCGCGAATGGAGGTTTTCCAGGTATTGCCGCCAATGGCGTTCTTGTCCCACGTCCACAGGCCCGACGCTTGAAGGACAAGAGCGAAAGTCGTCATTAAGAGCCAGGACGCCTCAAAGGAAACTGTACGACTGTCACGATGAACCCCCTCGTCGAAAGCCAGATGGAGGAGCCATGCTTTCGGATCACCATCGGGAGCCTTCGTCTTGTTGGCCTGCGTCATGAAACGGCGATAGCTATCGAGTGACCGATCCGAGCTGCTGGCGTCAAAAGTCAGTTCAGCACCGGCCCCTGGCTTGGTAATGGCAGCAACACGAGCTGTGGGGCTAAATACAGCGGCCGTGCCGGAGACAATGCCACTGGGAATAAGACCGGCTCGCGATTGCTGCATCCGCCACCAGAGAAGGTAAGCAAAAGCAAACCAGGCGAACCGGCGTGGCCAGTCCTTGCGAATGACGTAGGTGCAGCGCTGTGAGCAAACCCACTGCATATTTCCGGCCAGCATCGTGTCGTTGCCGCCTTGCATGGGTCGCACGCTGAAAGTGCCACGCGCGTTGGTTGCTCCCGGCGGATCACCCATCGGCGGGATTTCTTCCAACTGAAATTCCCAATTCATCGTGCGACGATCACGGCTGTGTTGGAACGTGCGACGGACAATGCGAAAACGCGTCAAGTCAATGAACTGGACAACTTTTTCCATGAAGTAACGGCGATAGTCATCCACGGTTTTTGTCGAAGTACGGGTATTGATCGTGGATCGCGAAAGAGGCACTTCCAGCGTACCGTGAATCGCTAACGTGGCATAATGCTCCTCGTCAAACGATACGGAAGACTCCTCGTTAAATTGCAGAACAGGTCCAGGGAACGTGCCGGGACCAGTAAGCGGAGCAATAAGCGGACCTGTTTTGAGCGTGCGGTCGCGCGATGCACCGCCGCCAGCAATTTCCGTAACGGATTGCGGCGGACGTTCCGGCAATGCAAACGTAACCGCCCAGGTGATGAGAGCGCCACGACCGGCTCCGAGCGTTTGGAAGTCAAGAATTTCGGGGATTGGTCCCCAGGCCGCATCCTGGCTCTTGCCATCCATCGTGCTGTAACCAGGGAAATTTACGATGGTACGGCCAAAACCTCGGCCCTCGTAAATAAGCGTGCCGCCTTGAGCGTTAAGACGGGTACGCAATTCATCCATGACGCTATCGGTTGTCGAGCCGGCGGCATCGGAGGCAAGCGTGACGATCCCCTCGACTTCGAGCCGCCACTGGACATACTTGATGGTGCGACGCCCTTCGTCGGGAACATTCTGGCCATGCAATCGCGACTTGAAGAGCGGACTGAACTGGACATTGTTGTAGGAAAGCAAGCCAATGTCCGGCAGTGGTGACAAGCCCGTGTCAAAGGATAAGGGTGTGACAGCCATTAGGGTACGTCCGAGGTTCCCTCTTGTGAGAAAATTTGCAAGATTTCATTGAGCGGGTTCAGGGAGAACTTCGGACGCTTGGCATCCTCGATCTCCCGGCGAATGCGCTCCACGTCTTCCTTGATGCCGGCAAAAATACCGCCCAGCACACCGCCGCCTAGTTCGAGCAAGCGCGTCACCATCGCTTCCAGCTCTGGCAAAATGCCTTCGATCCGCTCCATCATCGCGATGATGACCGGGCCAATCTTGATAATGAAGCGCATCTTGGCGTCCTCGATGCGCTGCTGGAGTTCGGTACGTGTAGCAACGTAACGCGACAACGTGGGGCCGAGTTGCTGAGCGCGGCGAAAATCACCAAGCGTCATCTGCACACGGCTCAACGCCTCGGCGTAAGCGACCTGCGGACTGAAACGAGCGTAACGTAATGACGCCGCGTCCAGAACGTGCATCCACCGCGCCGTCTCTGTGGCCGCCCGACCGATAATGCCAGCGAAGAAACTGCCACTGGCACGCATCTCGGCTCCAAAAGCATGAATGGCGGCGGCGGCATCCGTGGTAGTTGTGGCCATTGCCGCCGCGAAACCTTTGACCTGGCCAATGGCAAGATACAGATTTTCGCGCCAAACTGCTAACGCGGCAACAACAGTAGCGCCGATGGCACCGACAGCAGCGAGCGAGGTTGCGCCAGCATAGCCAGCGCCAGCCAAAGGCTGTGGTGCCGCCGGTGCCATAGGAGTAACAGGAGCAGGCGTAGTAGACGGAATAGGCGGACCAGCCAGGACACGAGCAATGCGACGGGACCGGCGCATTGTTGCCGCACCAGCTGGAGCACCACGACGAACCAATTGGCGATAAACGGCCCCCTGGAAAAATGAACGTGGATGAGCCTGTGCACGCTGATGAACAGCCTCGCGTGCTGCTCGCGCTTCCTGCGTAGACTTGCCCGCAGCAATAGCTTGCCTTTCGGTAGAACGAGCAACCTTTTCAATAATCTCTTGTTGCTTGGACTGGAAAGCTACTGGTGCTTGTGGCTGAGGCGGTTGCACGATCTGACGCGGCGGAAATAGGGATGGCGCGATACGGCTCAAGTTGTCATAAAACGACTGAAAGATTTTCCACAGGCCAGAAAAAGTGTGCCGCAGATGTTGCGTAATATCGGTGACTAGCAGCATGTCAAGAAGGGCTTCGTGATGCTTCTTCTTGACTTCGGGATCAGCTTGCGACGGTATGATGGCAGTTGTCGCAGCACGAGCGGTTGCGGCTTGCTGCGTCCCTGTCGCACCGCCGCCGTCTACGCGGATACGAATTACTGCCTCGTCCAAAACCTTCTCCTCTGCTCTAGCAAAGGATAGAATGATCGTGCTGGCAAGGTTGACTTACCAGCACGATCCGACATTACTCGTATTGAGGGTACGAGCCATGCCTAGCGACTTTTCTATCGACCCGTTCCCCGAAAACATTGATCGTCAGTATTTTGCCTCTTGGCTGTCGGGATTCGTGGACGGCGAAGGCTGTTTTACTATCGTCGGACCACCAGCTAGAAAAATAGGAAGAAAATTCGTAAGAAAATTCGACTCATTGTCGTTTACGATCAAGGTAAGAGATGATGATATTGAGATATTGAAACTTATACAATCGTTTCTTGATTGTGGAAGAATCTTCTGTAGGCCAGCGCATAAAACCACAAACCCTTGCGCCTCATTTCAGGTAGTCAAAAGAATAGATTTAACGAGAAAGATCATCCCCCACTTCGAGAAGTATCCTCTTCTTGCAAAAAAGAGGAAAGAATTTTTAATCTGGAAAGATGCAGTTCTCCTCAGTAATTCCGTCAGTTCAAGGAAAAGAATATTTCACGCATCACGTTGGACGGAAGAAGAAAAACATCTCTTCCTTTCTTTGATGCACAATCTCCATCGCCAAAAAGCCTACGACGGTCAGGTAGAGGAAAACGGAATCGCGTAGGTCACCGAACTGATGACCGCCGTATAGGGGATCAAGACGTACTCCAAGGGGAGTTCACGCATCTTCGAGGTCATCTGGAACGCCGCCTGACTGTTGGGTGCAATGCCGGCGTTGACCGCCGTGAGCGTCTGTGGCGTTGTCGGCGGATTGCCGAGGATGGCAGTGAGGAGAAGTGTCTGGCAATATTTCGTCCAGCGATCACCGAAGTTGGCAAGGATCGGCGTGAGCGTGCCAGCCAGTCCCGATTGGCCGAACATCTGGAGCGACGAAAGCAAGCCGGTTTTCCATTCCAGGCCGCGAATCCGTACACGCCAGTTCTGACCACGCCAGATGCCTTCCACGAGCGTCATCCCGTAGGCGTCGCTTTCATTGACTTCCTGACCCTGGAGCGTGCAGGCCAGTTCATAGCCGTCATCGTTGAGTGTGCCTAGCGCGAGAGCATTCCACACGCCGACGTAGGGACCGGAGATCGGAACGACTAAACCTGCTGCGATGGTACACCTCCTAGCACGTAGCCACTACTCGACTACCGAGCCATCTGGTTTCCGCCGCCAACCTGCTCCAGCCGCCTTCTCTTGTGTCACGGGAGCCGTCTGCCTGGCTGCCTCTTCCGTGATCTCATCATAAGTCGCCATCATGGTTTTGTACTCCTCGGTCTCCATACATTCTGGACAGGTCACGGCACGAGGATCGTCGGAATGTGGCGTCAGGAAATACTCGCCGCCCTTCTTTTGTGGCAGCACGCTTTGCTGTCGAGGCGAGCAGGCAATATAGCCTGTTGACGAAGCCTTGGTCACTTCGCGAAGCGCTTCATTAACCTGGCCGCCGGAATCCGTTATCGGTCCCACTTCGTCGCGCACGAAGTAGTGAATGCGGACGCGCTTGGAACCATCCGGCAGGAGTTTCAGGACCGCAATCCTCATACGACCGCCTTTCGAGACGCAATGGCCGCATTAAGTTCCGCCAGCGCTTGCTGATAGGCTACCGTAGCTTTGCAGAAAGAGCAAGTGACAGCTCGCGGATCATCGCTACGCTGCCACACTTCTGCACGAGTGGGAAGAGAATGTGGTGTCTGGAGGTTCGGCACGCACACCACCTGCCCCTCGAACGAGAAGTGTACGAGGAGGATTTCCCGACCGTCAGCAAGTATCTGAATCTGTGAGCGCATTAGTAGTGATTGCGACGAGCCACGAGCAGTCTCCAGATTTCCTCTTCGAGTGGCGAACCGTTTTCCGCTTTCTCTACGATTCTAAAAAGATGCTTGAGACCAGCAAGTTCACGGTCCTTGATGGTAATGATCCGTTTCAGAATCATTACTGCCGTCTCACGATGGGGAGCATCTTTGGGAGCCGAGGCTGAAATACTGTCCCACGAAACACTGTCCCACGATTCAACTTCAATGGGGTTATTTTCCATCGCTTCCTCCTAAGTAAAACTCTGGAGTGCCTGGAGACGACGTGCCCCCTCGAAGGATATTTCCGCCTTGAGCGCACAACCCTCGAACCCTTCGCCTTCGGGTGATCCCCATAACCATTCGGGTCCGACGATCTGAGCTATCTCCGTGTTGGCGAAATGAGCCGGCTCCGTGAAGCCGTAGACCGTGCCGCCCTCGGTCCACTCGACCATGTAATTGTTGGCAATCTGGAGCAGCTCCCATTCCATGTGCAGTGCAATCTTGAGTTTGCCAGCGCGACGGTTGAAGCCCAGGTCGCGAGTGAGTTTTCTGGCCAAGAGCTGATCGCCGATGTGGTCGGGATCGACGTTCGTGAGCCGTGCAGTAAGCGTGACGGAGAAGTTGTAATATTCGTTGAGCGCGTTCATCATGTCGTTGCGCGAACCGCCCTGGTGGACGGACACGAACCAGTCGGAAGCGTTGCCCGGCGGTGGCTGGCCATTGTCGCGAATGTCGCAAGTTGTGGCGTTGGGATAACCGAGGCCGGAGCCACGGATGAAATCACGAACGGCATGAAGTAGGGCGTCGATCATTCGAGCGACCTCACATAACGTTCGAGTTTCTTGGCGGCGTCCTCGATCTTGACACCAAGAACGCCGGTAATGGCGACGAACAGATGGTAGGCGTCCACGGCGGAACAGGGTGTGACCTGGAGCGGTTTCCCGGCCATGCCCGTCGTTGATGCTCCAAGAAGACTCTGCAAGAAATGTTGGCGGCGACGGCAGCCAACTCCATCAGAAACACCATCGCCGAGCCTACCCATGAGTCGCATAATGAGGCGACGATTGTCCAGGCCATCAAATGAGCCAAATTGATAAGAATCATAACGCATTGCTCACATCGGTAAATCTTTGCGAAGCCGCTCCAGACCTCGGAGACGACCCGCCTCGCCTGCCTCGTTTTTGTTCATGCCGGCCGCCTTGCACAAGTCGATGTATTCGTCTGTGTCAAGATGACTGACGTAGGAAGGGTTGTGCAGTAATCGCCACGCCTCCGAGGTTTCCAGCCAGCGCCACATGACATGCTCGGTAAACGGGTCTAGGTTGTGAAGCGGAGTTCCGAACTCTCGCGAGAGGATGGCACTTCGGAGTCCTTTGGCGTAAAAAAATCCGCCAACCGGCCTGCCTCTTCATTCAGGAGTTTGAGGAATTCCAGCGCTTCCGCGATGGAGAGAATCCGCTTTGGCTTGGTGTCGTAGGCCAGCTCCATCGCAAACCGTCGAGCCTCCTCGTTAAGCGCGATCAGCTTATCCGGCGGCACTTCATTGTTGTCGTCACGGAATTGACGATCAAGCTCCAGCCATTGCGCCTGTGCCGCAATCACGTCGATCTCGAAGGCGTCCGCGTCCTCGTCGAAGGTGAATTTACGGAGGCCCTTCTTGCCGATACGGATGATGCCACTGCCGTTGGTTTCGCTCATGTTCACCGCAAAAGATAAATGAGAATGTCGATCACGCCTTGCTGCGCCTGCGTGAGAAAATCATTCCACCAGGTCGTCGGCCAGTTCCTCGGATCAGGCCAGAGACGCCGCTGCGGAATTTTGCCGGGAACTCCGTGGTGGTGCGTCCAGGCCCACAGGCGGTTTGTCCCGATTGTAACGACGCCGGGTTCAAGGCGAAAGACCTGATTCTTGACCGGCGGCGGCCGGCGATTGCTACGCGCGATCCCTGGTGTCAGGCTATTGAGAAGAAGTCCGGTGTCACGGAGGATTTCCACTTGCGCGTGACCGTAGAGGTCCATGAGCGTCCGAGCGCCCTCGCGCTTGAGGATAATCCAGGCACCGGCGGCGGAACGCTTCTTGCCGGCCGGATGATTGCCATAGATGGCCACACCGCGACGATAGAGCCGCCACCACTTCTCACGCTGGCGTTTGGTAAGAGCGAAAGATGGACGATAAGCGGCACGCTTGGACTGCGCAGGCAGGCGGCGAAGGAGCGTTCTGCCTTTCCGAGATTTCTGCGGATGACGGCGATGATAGGCGATGGTGTGCGGCGAGAGCGGCTTCCAGCGTAGGCCGGTATCGTCGGTGCCTCCACGCGACTTGACGACAAAGGCAGTCTTGATGCGGCCAAGGACCGCCAGGCCGATACGAATAAGGATCGCGTTGGCCAAAAGGTGCGGTGGCATGACGCCGCTGGCCACTTGCGGCAGACGAGCGATGGCATTGAGGACGCGCGCCGTGGACTTGCTCGTATTGATCGTAACGTCGATCATCCGCCACGAGCCTTCTTGTAAGCGATGGCGTTGGCGATTCGCTCGGCCTGCTTGCTCGAACGCGGCTTCGTGTTGCCGATCTTGCCGGTACGGTGCCAGGTGCCCATGAGTTCCTTCACGTTGGCACCGTGTGTCTTGCGGCCTTTGCCTGACTTGAGCGGCATGATTTATCCCCAGACGACGTAGGAAAACTGATAGGTGCCGGCACCCAGCGCGGACCCATTAGCATTCAGCGTAAGCGTTGTCGTTGTTTTGGTCCAGTAGGGAAAGGCACCAAAAGCAAGACCGGCTGCCGCCGCGTTGACCGGGTTGCAAGGGATCGCTCGCGCGGAATTGGCGAGATAGGCGTTGCCAAAGGTCAAGGTAATGATAGCCGCCGAGGCCGATGGTCCAGAGCCAGTTGTTATTGTGACCGTACCAGCGTTGTCGTTGCAGAGCGGCATGAGATTAAACGAAGCACCTGTGCCAGAACCCGAAGTAGAAAGCTGGCCCCCAGGGTTGGCCGGATAAACCGTGTAGCCACCAACCGTCGAAACGTGGCAGGTGGTAATGGCTCCCGACGAAACGGCATCAACGGTAATGACGCATCGCACAGCCCCGCCGTCGAGCGTACCGCCGCCAATCGTGACCGTATCGTTGACCGCGTAGCCAGTGCCACCAGCGCGTACTGTGGCCGTCAGGATACCGCCAAGCGAATAAGACGAACCCGCACCGCCGGCACCAGAGCCAAGGGAAGCTGTAACGTTGGTTAGTGCGAAGGAAGGACAGAAATGGAAATTGGCGTCCTGCATGGTGAAGCCGTTGCCATTTTTGTCCACGGCTTGTTCGGTGTCCCCTGTTTGCGTGCCGCCGGGGAATTGCTTGCGACGAATGAGCGGATTGCCGGCGGAGGCAACCGTAAACTCACTCAGGCCGCCCAGCAGCGCGCCGGCAGGAGTGTGCCAGGCACCGACAATATCCAAATGTGCCTGGCTGGAATTAAGATTGCGGTCGCGAACGTTTATCGCGTTAGATAGCGGCGGCGTCGAGCCTGTGTTGGCAATGAAACAGATGCACTCGTTGCTGTCGCCGCGCACCAGGGTCATCATCGGCGCGCCGGTCGTAGCGATCTTGAGATTGGTGACAGCTCCTGTTTGGCCGGACGGCAAACCGAAACCAGTAAGCGGAAGATTGAAGGGACCAGCATCCAGCTCAATCGTCTTGTTGATGCAATTGGCCGTATCCGTAATATTCGTGATGACCGCCGACAAGGGCGCGCTGATGTTAATGTTCATGGCTTTGAGCGACAGCGGCGTATGGTCATCAGGAAGATTGCACCAGTATGAGGCATCGCCGCCGGCCCAATAATGACCGTCGAGACGAATGGATGACGTGTTGACGTTACTGACGACGTTGAGAAACATCGAGCCGGTGCCGTGGCTCTCGGCATAGGCGTTGACGAACGTGAGAGACGAGATAGCTGTCGTTTGAACGTCAATGACAGGTGCGAAGGCAGGATTGTCCGTCTCGAAGAGGCAGCCTTGCATCTTGCCGTTGGCGATGACGGACGTGCCGTCGCCGATGACGCAATTGAAGCCATAGGTCGGATCGAAATTGCTATTTAGATTGTGGTTATTGTAGAAATAGCAATCGTTGATGTTGAAGTGCTGGACCTGCTTGATGAGTTTGATACCGCAGTTGTTGAAACGGCTGTCGCAGTTGGTCATGCGCAGGCCGAAATTGTTGTTCTCGTTGGCGAAGCCGATGCCACCGTAGGTATTGCCGTTGAACGTGTAGCTGCCGAAGCAGAATTGCATCATCACGTTTTCGATCTTGGTTCGCACCACGCCGCTGAGAAGCAAAATGCCGATCCCGGCCTGACCGACCCCGGTATTCAGGTTGCCGTTTCCGTCCACGGTCATGTTGGCTAAACGGCAGTTTGAATAGGTGGTCCCCAGCGTCGATCCACAGACAAAAACACCGAGGGCGTTCGAGCCAGTTTTGGCTCGAACGGTAGTCTCGTTCATCCCCGCACCAGAGATATTGAAGTTGCCATTGACGAAAATCGGTGCGTCGATCAGGTAAGTGCCAGCGTCGATGATGCCAGGGTAGGCGGCAGTGATGCAATCGTTGATGAATTGCTGGAGCGCTGTGGTGGAGACGTTGTTGCCGGTTGGATCAGGGTTGTACCAAGAGAAACGAATGGCCGGATCGAGAAGTATCCAGGTGGTGCCTGTGTCGAAATAGATTCCGGGAGCGGTGTTGGTGACAAAGGCAAGCCGTCCGAATTGACTGGCCGCCGGCCGTTGAGCCATCGTGTAATGAGGTAAGAGAGACGCACCGGCCGCACCTGGCGGCCCCGGCGATGCGATGGTCAAGATGCTCGGTGAGGCCGCAACCGTTACCGCGTCGCCAGAAATCGCCAAGCGCGTCATTAGTGCGACACCCCCGGTCGGACAAGGAAAATGCCCTCCATGAGTCGCGGTCCCGCCACGCCTGGCGTTGGAAAAGTCAAGATGTCGAACGTGCCCAGGACAAGAGCGCCACTGAACGCTTGATAAACGGGTCCGCTCGGCCCGGTGATTGTCAGGTTGACGTTGGTCGGCGGCTGAAACGTGCCAGTCGTCGTGCCGGGGATATTCATCAAAAGATTCGTGTCTGGCGTGCCGACCGTTAGAGTTGAAGACAAATCAATGGGAGTTCCACCCGTAGCGGGTTGAACCATGAACTTAAAAACCCAGCCGGTGAAATGAACTGCATTGCCCTGGCTATCCGTGAAAGTGATGGTCAGGGTGAAGGCGGCATATTGATCGACTTCCAGGTTGACCGAGGCAGCCATTAACAGCTCACAATGATCGGTAACAAATTGCCGGCATGTTGCACTGCACCAACGTCAAGAGATGCTGACGTGGAGCTACCCGCTAGATCATACAGCGTTCCTTGCGCACCGGGAATGCCTGCCGCTCGCAGCAATGCACCACCACCGGAGCTGCTGTTGAGTGAGAAATCCTTGCCAGCCGCGCTCGTGAAGGGGTCGGCCGTGAGCGTCACGAATCCAGGATACTCGGTGGGACCATTGATATTTCCTGATCCGGTCGTGACATAACCGGCACAATTAAAGAGCGAGAAAGCGTCAAAAGTCGCCGTAGAATTGAAGTTCCAGCCGACATTGGCCGCGCTGACAACATTGACACAAAACGGTGCAACACCGGCACCACCCGTGAACCGTACTCCGTCACGCCCGTTGCCGTAGATCGTGCAATTAATTAGCTGCCCGGTGGCTCCGGTAGCAACACCGTCGGTTGTTGCTCCGGTGTTGTTGTAGACGAGGCAGTTGGTAGCACTTCCTCCGGCCGCGTTGGTGAGAGTGAGTGATGTCGTGGTGTTGTCGTGAAGCGTGCAGGAAACCCAGGTTCCGCCATTGTAAACCCCTGAGCAGGCCGTTACTTCGCAACCGATGAATTGCGACGACACCGCGACGTTCACGCCCGTGTTCTGCCGCGTCAATTTGCAGTTGGCCGTTCGGCAGTTGGCGGTTGCCGACAAGCACTTGGCGGCCGTCAGGTTGGCGGCGTCGAGAATGAAATTTTCAACAATACATCCCGTGCCCAGAGTGACAAGAGAAAAAGTCGAGATGGCACTGGCGGTCAGCGTCACCTGGCCATTATCTCCGTAGAGCTTGGTGTAACCAATCAGGCGTGTGGCCTGCGCCGCCGCCGTATTGTTCGGCAGCGACGGGCAACCGGTGGTCACATTGGTAGACGCCGACTGGATCAGGTAGGATGGCCCCTTGACATAGCCTATGTTACCGCCGATGCCCATGCCATTATTTGCAGCCGACCATATCATGCCGGGTGTGGCAAGGCAGCCACCGACATTGCCGACGCCACCGCCGCCCGCCGCACCGAGGGACTTGTCGCAAGTGGCGGTAGTGCCCGAAATACTCGCAACATTGACACGCTGTACCGTCCAGGTTGCACCAGCGGAAAAAGCGATGCTGTTGCCAATCAGGTGCGGCCCGCAAGGGTTGAGCGTTGACTGGAATTGCGTTGTCGTCGCCTGGATCGTCGCGTCGCTATAAGTGATCGCTGGCGATGTGGTTTGACTGTAGTCAATGCCCCACTTGAGAGACGAGGGAGACGCCGACGCGGAAATGCCGGTTTGGGTTGTGGGAGAATTAAGATTCACCCCGGCGGCCAGGCCATAGCTCACGGCAGCACCAGCCGTGGCATTGAGAGTGGCTTTGCCACCAGCAACGGCGGTGATGTTATACCAACCAGCAAAAGCTCCGGTCGGCAGGAACAACCACGCATTAACGTCGCGCGCCAGGAAAGTGTAGGAGGCAGACGAGAAGATGGGGGCAGCTGTGTTTGCCGCCGTAGCGCTACCGTCAGCGACGAAATTGGCGTTGGCGGGATCGAAGCCGCCGCCATTGCCGTTTGTGGCGTCGTTACCGCCAGACTGCACGTTCCAGATTTGCGTTACCGGAAATGCCATGTGCCCTCCCTAGGTCACGTCGAAGTTGACGTACAAATCCTTGGCATTGACGCTGGTCGCATCGAGAGGATCGGCCCCCTGCGTCAGTGCGACCCACAGGCCATTGTTGAAATTGACGCCATCGGGAGCAAAGCTAATGAGGAAGCACGTCGGCAAGATGGCCGAGGTTGCTGCTGGTATGACGATATTCTTGATCGGCACGTCCACGCCGGGATTCGGCGGTGTGGCCTTGTCATAGAACTTGACGGTGCGGATGCCGGAGGTCGTGAGATTGAAAAGCTGTGCCGAGTTGAGTTGGCCACCGCCTATTTTGAGCGATGTGACGTTAAGACCCGCAACGGCGTAGAAACCAAGCGGTGTGGCCCCGCCGCCGGTGGCCGGCGCTGTCAAAGCAACTTCGGGGACGCCATCGCGGGTTGTGGCCATTTAACGAAGACCCATGCTAGAATAAAGGCGGAGAGCAGTCGTCTTGTTCACGATCTGCTCCCCTAACCAAAACCCGTTACCGAGGAACGAGTCATGGCTAAGAAAAAATCTAATCGCCACCCATCCACTTTTCCACTCAATATCGACCGAGGCGCTTTCGGATACTGGCTTTCTGGCTTTACCGATGGTGAAGGCTGTTTTCATCTGAGGCCGAGTAGTTTGTACCGAATGGTGGCAAGAACCTGCGCGAAAGCGGCTCCTGGACCCGGCGAAGCGGAGCTGGACTTGGCCGGCGACCCAGAGGACGAGGAGGAACCAGCGGCAACCGCCACCAACGACGTGGCTCCAACGAAGCGAACGCGACCGCCAAGCGTCAGCCGATTTGAGCCCGTGAAGGATGGTGGCGTGCCAGCGACGCGGGATTGCTGAAAAGCATTATCACCCCATGAGCCATTGGTAAGAACGAAAATCGCCGTTTGTGGCGTTTTTGCCGTCCACAAAAGCCACGAGGCGTCAACCCACACGTTGTCGCCGAGATCGGTCTGCATGACGATGTACGAGGAATTGGAACCGACCTGGATCGTCAGGGACAACTGCACAATGGCGAGGATGGATTGGCAATACTCGACAGAAATCGGATCAGGTAGCGGAACGCCACTACCGCCATAAAGATCGACCTCGTTGGTCGTAAGGGGGACGGCGTTGGCATAAAGGATGCCATCGGTCGGCTGCGACACGTTGATGTTCGCGAAAGCCATTATGCCGAAGTTACCTCAGCATTAATATTGCTAATGACGCCGGTGCCTCCGGCCGCCACGGAAACAACCATCGAGTTACCCAGCGTGCCAACAATGCCGCCTTCCACAACGGCACCTGTATCGGAAAAAGAGATCGGCGGCAATGGGACGTTGACCTGACCTTGTGCAAGAGGGAAGTCCATTTTCCACAGGACAGAAGAAGCACCATCCTGGATCGTGACCTGTGCCGTGGTTGGTGTGCCGCCACGAAACGACACCACAAGAAAACGTAGCCGCCAGGCGTTTCCTGTCTGCGCGGCAACCGTGACCATGTTTGTGGAATTGACTCCCGATTCCTGATTGATGTAGCGTGACGTGGACGGCTGGAACGCCTCGTGATAACTCTCGTCGAGTGCCGCCGCCAAAGTTGCCTGGACGCTACCCGAAGTCAACGTGGGCTGGATGCGAAACGACGCAGCGTTGGTGACATCGAATTCCCAGGAGCCGTTCGTGGTCGTCGAGGAGACCGCTGTGCCGTCAGTGGGATGCGGTGCCACCAACGCCGGCGTGTAGGTGACGAAATCACGCGAGGAAAAGAAGGATACCGATCCGGCCCAGGAGCCGCCAAGGTTGATGCCCACCCGCGACATATTCGTGCAGGTGATGGTCAGCGTGCGACCACTGGTAGCCAGGATTTCGCGAGCGGCGTAGGCCATAAATCACCTACCATTCGAGACAAAAAGCGGCGTTCCAATCAATTTGCTGACCGTAAAACGTCGGCGTGCCTTCCGACAGCTGCGGCTCGACGCGAATCTTTCGGTAATCGTAGCTGATGTCAACTGAGACACTCGTGATGAACGGCCAACCGCTGTTGCGCGTGCCGATGTCTTCGAGGTTGAGACTACCGTAGCGCACGGCCTTGAGTTCGTCCATGACCTCTTCATGAGCCATGCGAATTGACTTGGGAGGCGGCTGGCCGCGTCGTGTGGCAACCCACAGAGAACCCTCGACCGTGGCCCAATAATTGGCGCTCCAGCATGTCGCCAGGTTGCTATCGTTGTAGCGCGAGCAGCAGTAGCGTTTGACCGCCGCCGTGCCATAAGAGCAGCCTTTGATAAGCCGCGCAGCGGTGGCGACATTGACGCCGTTATCCTGTGCCTGAGCGTATTGATTGACGGCGGCTGGCAGGGGAAGAACAGAAAGCGTCGTGGCACCAACAAGAGCCACGGCTGCAAGCACAACCTCCACGTTCGCAGCCATACCGCCGCCGTCAAATTCGAGCGTCGAACCGGGGAGTAAAGGTAGCGTCAGCGCAGCGATAGAAAGCACGCTGTCACCCTGGAGAGCAGAAGTTACGACCTGGACTGTTTGACCCGTGGCGAGATGGTGGTCATCGAGACGCGACTGGACGTTCTCCGAGCCAAGGAAATCAAAGATGTCCGATGGAGAACAATACAGATTGGGTAGCGTAACGAGGGCCACAAGCCTCCACCCTCCTGGGGGTCAAAGGGGGCATTTGCTCCCTTTATGGGAACTGGACGCTGGCCGGAGCGATGATCTTGGGGATGAACAAGAGCGGGATGAAATTGGCCAGACCAATCAGCTCGACCGCCGATGGCTGCGTGACAAATTCCTTCCAGAAATAATAGCCGCGACGGAGAACTCCCGGCATACCGGGATTTTCGACCACGTACTCGCCGCCGTGGTACATGCGCGTCCACGAGGGGGAAGGCTTGGTGCAGAAGAAGGCCATCTTGTCCGGCACTTCCTTGACCAGCGTGCCAGTGCCGTAGGAATAAGATGGGTCGATGTCGCCGGCCGCCGAAGCGCTGGTTGTCGTGCCAACCACGTCGTCGTTGATGTGCCAGGTGATCGTCGGATCGCCGCGCAGCACGGCTTCGTAGGAGCCAGTGCCTTCGCCGCCAATCGTCTCTTCGGGGAGCATGTCGTATTCGGCGAAAGGGACGTTGGCCGAGCCAGCGAGGTTGCGGACCTCGGTGTTGACGATAACGTTGTACCACATCAATGAGTTGATCCAAACGTCCGTGAGCGGATAACCGGACAACTGTGCGAAGGCCGCCTTGATCTTCATGATGTGCTGAATGATCTTGGCCAACACGTTGTCCCAGGACGTGTCGATGATGTTGCCAGCCCCCAGCATGTTCAACTGTGTTTTGTTGCCGGCGGGAATCTGGAAAGGCACCTGGAAATAGAAGCCGCTGGGGACCGTGAGCTGCGGCACCCAATTGTCGCCCTGTTGTTGGAAGTAGAGCGAGTCCTGAATCATGCCGGTGGCACAGACCTCGACGGCGTTATTGAATCGCCGCGCAATGTGCGTGATGTTGCGCTGCACGTAATCCTGGCCGCCGGCATCAACCTGGCTGTTGGGACCAATGACAGGAGAGAGGTTGCCAAGCATCTCGTAAGAGAGCGGAATCTTGGCGTGTGCCCGTGCGCAGGCCACCGGCACCTCGCCGACCGGATTGGCCGAGATCGTGGCCGGGCCGGTGTTGGGAGCACGGAAGGGGGCCGCCATACGGCTGTAGTCCCAGATGCGGAACGTGGCGTTACGCAGATCGCCTTGGATGATATTGGGACCACGGAGCGAAACGGTCGTGGGATCGTAGCGAGTGGGATGGAAACCAAGCCAGCGACCCAGACGGCCCTGTGCCTCCGTGATGCGGCTGACTACCGTCAGGATAAACTGCGGCAGGAGGAGTTCGTGTAGTGAAACGGCCATGTGTTTATCCCTTTATTAAGCCACCGTGATCGTGTTGGCACCGGCCGACATCGTGCGTGCAAACCACAAGGTCGCCGCTGCATTCGACCAAACTTCGATGCCACCGCCGATGATCGAACCGCCGGTTTGTAGAGACAACGAATTGGCGGTGGCATTGTTGAACGCCACAATGTTGCCGCCTTCGTTGCTGATGATTTTGAACGTCTGCGCTGCGGTGGCAAGAATGCCGTAACGCAGACCGTTGGCGATAGCCGGCAGCGTAATGTCCACTTCGCCGGTGGCCCCCGTGTTGGTGAACTGCGTGAAATTGTCGGAGGTGGTAGCGACGTAATTGGCTGTCTTGTTCTGGAAGCGCCGCCACGGATACCAGTGGAAGCCGCCCATAAAGCCACTGACGCCGGACAGTTGCGCGTCGAACTGGAACTTATCCATCTGCTGCATGGCCATCGCATCGAGACCAAGCAGACGCGCGGTCTGAACGGGGCCGCCAACGAGGATGCCCCAGAACTTCGGCTGTGTCGTGCCCTGGAAATCCTGTTGGCGTACCGCCGTCATGAGGACGCCGGCCGCGACCTCAGAACCATCCGTAGCCGTGGGAGAATAGTTGAGCCAGGAGCCGTCTACGGACTTCTGGCCAAGGACCAGGCCGGGACGCAGCTCCCAGGTCGGCGTGTTGCCGCTATCAATGGTGGCCGCGTTGATGTAGCCTGGCGTGATAATGCCAACGCCGTACTGTCCCCAGCGAAAGGCTGCCTCGTAGCTTTCAACGGCAGTCTGAATGCCAGGAATGGAAGCCCATTGATCTGCACGTCCGAGGGCCATGTGAGTACCCCGCAGCAAAAAGGAAAGGGGGCCGGCGATCTCGCCAGCCCCCGTAAGGCTGCGTGTACTACGGGCACGTCAAGCGGTTTGCAAAGCCGCTTTGCCTCGTTGACCGGCGAGATGCGCCGGCCCCATGATGTACCTACGCGGACTTCTTGTCCTCAAACTTGAAGCCGGTGCTGTTGGAAAATTCCGCCTGCACTTGCTTTAGCCTCTCCTCCGACATCGGCCCGCCCGGTTCCTGTGGATGCGCCTGAGCCTGGATGCCTTGCGGATCGAGCAACAACGACGGCAGGTCCATGACCGCCGACTCCAGCATGTCGAGCGTGGAGGACATAGGGTCGATCACCACGCCTCCATCGCCCAGAGACAACGCAGCGTTGGCGGCACTGGCCTGAGCCAGAATCTTGTCGCGCGCCATGGCCGGCAGGCGACGAGCTAGATTACTGATGCGCTGGTCGCGGCGTGCCTTGGCCGCGTCAAGGACTCCCTTGGTCAGCGAGTCGAGCAGCTCGCTTTTCTTCTTGGCGTCCTGCTGCATCGAGAACAGCATTTGTGCCATTTCTTTTTGCAAGGGATCGGTGATGGCCGCGATCTTTTCGAGCGACATATACATCGCTTGCGGCGATTCCTGGACCACCGGCGGCTTTTGCTGCTGACCGGGGTTGTTGGCTGCACCGGCTTGCGGCGTCTGGGGTGTTTCGTCTGGCATGGTTGTTTCCCCTTTGAGGTTCGCCATGAGCGCCCTCATAAGATCGTCTTGAAGTTTCTCCGGCGTCGTATCTTCGGGTAATTCTACACCCCAGAGCGCACAAACGAGATCGCGCAGAACGTCGATCATCGTCAGTTCGTCCAGCTCACCCTCCTCGATCTCCGTCTCGATCTTCTCGCCCTTGCCGCCTTCCTTCTTCTCCGGCGGCTTGTCGCCTTTCTCCGGCGTCTTTTCTTTCTTCTCGAACGGTGGCTCCTCGGCGAACTTGGCACCAGCCCAGACCGCGAAAGACTTGGGTCGATGCGGTGATAGCTTGCCGGTGATGTCGGCGTCGAGCAAACCCGCCAGAGACAAGACAATGCCTCTGGCGGGCAAAGCAACAGGAGTACCCCCCTCTAGTCTGGTCACGTCTACCGCGAGCGAAAGCGCGGCCGCTGCGGGACCAAAAGGCTCCTGTTGCGTGATTCGCGGCCGAGATGTCAAGGCAACGTGGGAGATCACGTTGTTCCAGGTGCGATTCTCGCTGTCGGTAAAACTGTTGATCCACGGCGACGTGTACTTGATCGTGGTCGGCAGCTTGGCGTACACGTCGGGATTTTCGATGTCGAGCAGACCGAAGAGACGGTCTCCCGGACGGATGGCGTATTTCTTGGTGAAGCCGGTGTTGTTGAGGAGTTGCTTGGCCGCGCGTTCGGCGGCCGTCATCGGCCGGCAATCGAGATCGTGTTCGAGCGGGATGGGGACCGAGAGACCGGAAGAAAGCATCTTGTTGCCGTTGTCGTGCCAGTGGCGAATATCGGCGGGCGTAGCCACGAGGCGCTTTGGCTTTTGCGTCTCCTGGTCGATGTACCAGTAAGTGCCCGGCCGGATGATTTCTTTCCACACTAACACAGGATTGTCCCCGATGGCCAGTCGCGGGAGAAGGACTTGAACCTTCGAGCGTAACGGTTATGAGCCGACGCGGACGCCTGTCATCCCGCAAATGAATTGGTGAAGTATAGATCGGAAACGGGGGGAAGAGTCAAGAGCAAAGTGAGAAATGTTGATCGCGTCCAAGTTCTGATGGCTGTTGAGTAACATCAGGATTTGAACCTGAATACTCGGCTTTCAAAGGCCGATGCCTTACCGTTAGGTAATGTTTGTAAGCCTCCAGAGTTGGGGACGCGATCATTAGCTTAGACGCGCGCTGACGGGAAAAGGTTCAGAGAATCAGCAGCGCAAGTCAGAAACATAGATATTGTCGCGCGGTGATGGCAACTCGCTCTCCTCTAGCCGATAAGGACCAACAAAGAGGACGATCCATCCATCCGATCAAATGCCTTTTGAAGATCGCAAACGAAGTTTTTTGTTCAAGAAAGCGAACTCTTCCGGCACCCACGAAAAAGTATGCTCTTGTTCGTGCTCAGTCAGACGGACTAGCTCGCACTGGTAATAATAAACTTTTTTGTTCATGTCAGTTAATCGGCGGCAATGATCCGTCCGGCAAAGTAATCCGCTTTTGCGTTTCCTTGAACTGCTGCATGGCGGCGCGGCCTTCCTCGGCGGCGATCCAGCGGAACTTAAGCCGCTCAACCATCGCCAGCATGTCCACAAGCGGAATATCGCCGTGTGAAGCAATCTTGAAATTGCGTGTGGCCGGATCGTACTCCAGAAGGAGGAACGGTTTGATCTCTTCTTGCGATTCGTTACACGAGGGAGTGAAAATCTTGTTCATACAACCTTCCAGGTTCGTCCAGGACCGGTATTGAACCAGCCGCTTGAGACTTGGCCATTCACCGTCATGGCGTTCGTCATAGTGATAACAGAGTTCGGATCGAGAATTTGGCAGGTGTCGCCCTCGACGGTGGCGTTGGTGATCGTAAGCGTGCGCAAATCGTCGGATTTATCAAACGTCGAGGATGACTTAAGATTGAGCGACGTGATCGTGCCGCCGGCCTGCCACGAAATTGAGGAACCGTTTTGTGCAGTAATGGATGGAAAAGTTAGGCCATCCTGGAGAACGGTGAGCGACGAGCCGTTCTGGAGGATAATCGACGTGGCCGGCGAGCAATAGGTGTTGCAAGCGGAACTGCCCTGGAGCGTGAGTGTGCCGGAGAACGTGACACCGGAGCCAAGATTGAGCGAGCCGCCGCCGTCCACTGTCGCCGAGGCAAGCGATGAAGTCTGCCCCGTCTGCATGGCCACGCCGACCGAACAGTTGAGAACCGTAAGGACGTTCGAGGCGTTGGTGGCGACCAGATGGACAGAGTAAGTATCGGCCGGCGAACCGGCACCGAGGACCGTAAAGGTGTACTGATTGGCACCGAGGCTGTAGCGCTCGCGCGTGGGACCGCTGCCGATATTGCCGGCACCGAGGATGACCTTGGGAGAGCCGACGCCGGAGGTCGTGAACTGAAAATCGGTTGGCCGGTACTCGATGTAGCCGTTGGCGTTCAGGAGCGGCAGGCCGATAGTGCCGGTGAACGATTGCCAACGCGTGTACGAATTGAACTGGACTGCCGCCAGAGAGGATAGGTTCCACAGGAGCGAGACGGATGAATTGGCCACCACCACGTCGTCGCCATTCTGAGGGAGAGAAGCGGACCCGGAACGCAGCCAGTTACTCGCGTTATTCACGTCCGAGGGAGAAACGTTGGCTGTAACGCTGGCGCGAGTGATCGTTGCTCCGCCGCCGGTCGCCGAGGCGGTCAGAGTAAAGGGTGTACCTGGGGTAACTGCGGTGGCCGTAATAACATTCGAGGAGACCGTCCAGGTGATCTCGTTGAACTCAGGCGGCACGGTGGACTTTGAATTAAGAAGCGCCTGGAGACCGGCGGCAGCGGTTACGGTTGTATCGCCGCCGATAAGCGTGTAAGTGACGGACTTCGTATTGATCGTGGCCGAGATCGTGTTGCCAGCAGCCGGCACGCCAGCAACCGTCAGGGTATCAACCTGAGCGATAGCGGCGGCATTTGGGTTCCAAAAGACAGTAACCATCAGGCTTCCTTCTGGCGTTTGCGTTCGAGGTCTCGGAACTTCTCGGACCTGCGCTGCCGCTCCATCTCGCCGCCTAACTCCGCCACGCGCGCCGCCAACTCATCGCGTTCGCGGATCAGGCCGCCTTGTTCGGCTTCGAGCGCGAAAAAGAGTTGCATGAGCGCGTAGATCGCTTCGCCGAGCGGATTGGATGGCGGCTGATTGTCAAGCGATTTGACGAAAGAAAGAAAATGGGGCAAACGACGCAGGCTGCCGTTCGGTAGTTGCGTCAAGGACTCGTATTCGAGGACGACATGATCCTGGCCGCGAAGATGCTGGACCTCCGCACGAAAAGGTAAAGCCGTTTTGGTTGGTGGTCGTTCGTCAGTCAGAACCATAAGTCGCTTCCGGGAATTATCTCCCGGCCTGGTACGAGAATATCGGGGCCGTAGCTCTCGGATGACGGTCGGCCGCGAAGCTGTTGAGCCAGATAACAACCGTAGGACGTTGCATCAACCATGTCGTCATGCTCGTCGGTTTCCTCGCCGGTGAACGCCTCCAACTGGCAGATGTACTCTTCTTTCCACGGTTCCTGCTTTTCGGGAAGGACGATCCGCTTGTTGTCCCCCCACTGGATCGCCGCAAACGCACGAGCGAGTTTATTCTTGCCGCCGGTCGTGAGATAACGGACTTCTGGAATCTCTGGATGCTGGCGGACCTCGTTAGCCAGCGTTGGATGACCTTGCTCGACCGCGACAATATGCGGACGCCAGATGCCGCAAGTTGCGGCCAGCTCAGAGGCTAAAGCCTCCAGGCGAATGCGGCGGTTGACAACCTCAAGAATAAAGAGGAAGTGATCGGTTGTCAAAGCAAAGGTGATGATCGCTGTGTAGTCGGCGGTCTTGCGTTCCGAGAAGGCCCAATCGACGGTCGTAATGGTGAGCAGCTCGGTCTTGAGATAGATGCGGCGAGCCTGGCCTGCGGTAGTGATCGCGAACGCATCCTCCATGTCCACGTAGGTCGGCCAATCACGCGGACGGAAGTGGACGGATTCATCATCCGAAGGATGCTGCTGCCAGCAGGTCGCAAACCAACGCGGCCGAAACTTGCGGATCATTTCGAGGCGGGAGAGGGGGACGCGCTCTGCCCACAAGGGATCGCCGGTAGTACGACCGAGGGGATCGTTGTCCTCGGCGATAGCCGGAATATTGATGATGTGCCACTTCTCGCCGGTCTGCGCGGCCTCGGCCTCGATCTTGCCAGCCAGGTCGGACTTGCCCCAGCGAGTCATCACGAGACCGACGACGGCATCGGGACCGAGACGGCTGTAGGCAACCGTCTGATACCAGTCCCAATGATGTTGCATCGTGGCCTTGGACTGAGCCTCTCGCGCGTTCTTGATCGGGTCTTCGATAAGGAAGTAGTCGGCGGGCCGACCGATGACCGAGGAGCCGATGCCTCGACAGACGAGGCCGCCGTCGTGTCCCGTGATCATCCACTCGTCCTTGGCGCGCGTGTCCTGCTTGAGATAAACGCCGATGTCGGGACCAAAACAGTTGATGATGTCCTTGACCTTGCCGCCGAAGGTAGCCGCAAAATCGTCGTTGTAAGCGCAGAGGATGAAACGCTTGTGCGGATTGAGGAGCAGATACCAGGCCGGAAAGAAGTGGCTGCAAATCCACGATTTGCCAAACTGGAAAGGAATGTGAACACGCCAGCGGTCGTGCAGGCCAACCGATGACTCGACGAGTAGCTTGTTGAGCAGCTTGATGTGCGGCGGCTCGGCGTACTTACCAAGCGTGTAAGCGCAGCCGAGTGCGACCGGCGACGCCAGGTGCGGGAATTCATCCAGCAGTTCGACGAGATCAGACAAAGTTCAAGACGCCTTGATCGAGACGCCTGGCGGCCATCTCACAATACCGCTCCTCGATCTCGATGCCAATAGCCTTGAAGCCGAGGTCTTTGGCCGCACGCAAAGTTGTGCCGGTGCCCATGTAGGGATCGACCACTGTCTGACCAGGACAGAGATCGGCCAACGGCGCAAGCAGACGAAGATAAAGAGCAAGCGGACCCTGAGCCGGATGAAGTGCTTTGCCGCCCGCATCGACGAAGCGTTCTTTAGCCATGCAGCCTGCCATTGGTTTGGGAACCGAGAAGACGCAAGAGGAGTAGTGCTGGTAGTTGTAGAGAACGGATTTCTTGGCCGTCCAGACGATGAAGGAAGTGTCGAATTTTGCCGGATAGACCTGCGTCGGTGCGGGGTTGGACTTATGCCACACTCAGACGCCACGCGGCTCACAGACGGAGAGAATCTTGCCTAGTTCCTTGTAGCCGGACAAGATGAAACAATCGCCCTGACATTGCGCGACGATGAGACGGATCACGTCGAGATCGAAATATCCCACGTCGCCATACTTCAAAGTAAATGATTTATTCACCCGGCCTCTTTTAGGAAATATCTCAATCGCCTTATCCGACGCTTCCCACGGTGGATCGGTCAACACAAGATCGAGATTGCCGAGCATCGGCAAGATTTCTTTGGTGTCACCGTGGTAGATCGTCATGCCGGATTTAGCGTAATACGGTTGCACGCTGCACCTGCCAGTCGTTAAGGAAAAGAGCCAGAATTACCAGAACAAAGAGCGCCAGGCCGAAATAAAAGTGGCTGAACATAAGGACGTTAGCGATGCCGCCGATCAGGTAGGCCAGAGCGTCCTCGCCGGAACCGCTGATCGTGTCGTGTTCCATGATGAACAGATCGAGGACGAATTCCTTGACGATGGCCCAGGCGACAAGGATAAGAAAAGCGGTCAACGGATGCAAACCCGCGTGAACAGCCGGCCAGATAAAAAGTCCAGCCAGGACGTGCGTCATCTCGGCCAGAAACCAGGCCGAGGGGGTCCAGGTGTTGTGCCGCCAGCAGGCCATCATCTTTGCCTTTTTGGGTCTCCGGAAATAACTGTTGACATGCCTTTTGCTCCATCATGCACAAAGTCGGAAAATGCTGTTGACTATTGATGTGCTCGCGTGCACACTATCAACAGCATATTCCGAATTGGCGGTTAGGTTACTATGGACTGGTATTTGTCGAATCGGGCTGACGAGAGGGCGTTGCCTATTGCTGACCGGCACTACAACCGGCAGAAGGTAGGATCGCCTCAATTCGTTCCTCCGGGGCGTTGTTTGGTTCTGCTGACGAAGCAGGCGGATGCCCTGTGGGTAACGTCTTGGCCGCTGCCTGAGTACGTCAAACATGCTTGGCCTGGGGCATGGGTCTGTTCCTGCTTTCGCAACGAATCGACGGCTCTCTCCTCCGATTTGATTCGACAGGCAATCGCCGTCACCCGCTGGAACTGGCCGGAAATCCCGGACTTGGGAATGATTACCTTCATCAATCCTAAGAAGGTGAGGAAAAAGCGGGATTACGGGCGCTGCTTCGTTCGGGCCGGCTTTGTGAAAGCTGTGTGCCCCTTGCACGCCACGAAAGAGCCAAAGTGTCAAGCCGAGACAGGCTTGACGCAACAAGGACTCATTGTCAAGCAGATGTTTGCTACCGCGATGCCCGACCCAGATGCCCCGCTCGTTTGGCATGGTGAGCAACCGCCTCTGTTTCCTGAACTGCTGCGGGCCTGATAAGCGAGGAACAAAACGATAGGTGCCCCCTGCATGGTAGCGATAGAGCGCGCCCGGCGTCACATCAACATAGAATTCTTTTTGCATTATTCGATGAGTCTGGAAAGCGGAACACCAATGGCCGCCGCGAAGCGTCGGAGCGCCGAGATCGTCGGGTCCGGTGAGTTCAGAAACCGATGGGCACCCTGCCGAGCACTGTGGGAAGCATACCCCATCGCCACCCCCAGCTCCGTAAGGTTCATCTTTGACTCGCGATGAAGATCACGGATATGTGCCATCAAGTTATGCTCCGAGCTGTGCATAAGGGGAGTGTAGCAGGGCGCGGTAAGTTTGTCAACTAAATGCTTACGGTTGGCGGCGATGGCTGTTGTTCGATAGTAAACTAAGTGTTTACGGCATCTTGTTACTGATATTATGTTCACTATATGAAACCGATTCTGGGGAAAATTGGAGGTGGGGTCGGCCACCCCCTACCCCCTCCCGGCCGGCACATACGGCGGCGAACATATGTTCATTCTTATATGCGTCAGAATGGGCAAGCAGCTTCCCACGAAGGCTGCCGATTGCAACGTTTTATGTACGGATGTTCAGTGTGCGAGGAACGCATTTTGTGTACTGGTGTTCAGCACACGAGGATCGCATTCTTTGTTTTGCGTGGACGACCGTTCACCGCGACCATTAACTCCCTCATAGGGATTAGGCCTCATAGGGATTAGGACGGCGGGCTATCGGCCGCTTGACCCTGTGGGCTACCCTCGGCTAGATCGCCTGTTGGCACCCCTTCCAGCTTGGTCGCAACGGCTGACGACAGGGCGAGGAGGGCGGCTCTTCCTTCATTTGTTTTCAGAGCAGCTTTAAGTAGTGTACGTTTGCTCTTAGATTCGTCAGCGCGTTCGGCGATATACGTCCGTTCACGACGCGCATCAATGGCATGGAGGATTAAAACGACGCGGGCAGCCATAACTTTTTCTTTGAGAGAAGAGGATTCAGCGCGGATGCCGGCGATCATTACTTCCTTGATCTCGCGTAGTTCGGCGGATGAGACGTGACACCGATCCAGATCATTGGACTGTAGTGGATCGTAGGACCGTGCAGCGGCATTGGAGACTGTGGCCAACATGCGTAGGCCGTCGCGGGAGAGTAGGCCGCCGTAGGGAGGAGCGTTTGGCATGATGCCAGCGTAACAAATGGGAGGCCTGTAGGGAAGGGGAGCGAGCGGGGAAGGGTGATTGCAGAGCGTAGGCGAGCGTAAGGCAGGAGATGATGGGAAGAGACGGCCCGTCACCTAGTGACACTGACGGGCCGTTGAAAAGCATGGTAAACCTCATGAGGGTTGATAGGTGAAGGATTCATACCAGACAACAGAGAGATGGTCGCCGCGACCGATACGCGGGAGATGGACATTGACGCGCACGCGGGACATCTCGGAATGACGGAGCATTCGCCGTTCCACATCAAACACTTGTTCCCAGCTGGCACAACCGATTGCGAGCAAGGAACGAGCGGGGGCTTTCCCCCAGCCGGACATGAACCGATCAGTAGCGACAACATAGGCAACGGTTTGGTCGCGTTGCTCTGGGGTTCGACGATCTTCGATCATAAGAAACCTTTAGGTGAGTGAGGCGAGCGAGGCGAGCGCTCGCCACAAGGGATTAGGATTATCCTCCGCAAACGTGGCACATAGCGCCCACACAGCCATGCGCGGCTTTCTTCACGTCAACGCGCTCTTGCCGATAGTCGATCAAGACTTCGTTGGGACGCATAAGACGATTTGGAAGGATCGTTTTGTAGTAATGGTGCGAAAAGGAACGGGAGAGGATGCCAGCAAGCGCTTTGCCCTCTTTGACACTGGCAACGTCTATCGACACTTCGTCGTGATATTCCATCCTGCCTTCACGTTCTCCGCTAAGATGGAAGCACACGTCACAAACAAGAAAGATCGTATCTTCCACGGTAAAAACCTCCAAAGTTAAGAGAGGCGAACCGCGCAGGGTCGCGCGGTGATGCCTAAAGTTTTGTTCAGAGCGCGAGCGGCGCGAGCGGCGCTGGCGCGGTCCGACCAACTGCGGACCGCGCGCAAGTCGAGAGAATCTGTGAGACGGCGGAACCCCGGACCATACCAAGCGTATAGGCCGGATAGGTCGGTCAGTATGTAGCATAGGACAGCAGCGGACGCGCGGCGTTTTGTCATCGACGGTACTCCTCTGGACGAGCAGAGGAGACGCTGCCGGAAAACTCACGCAAGTAAACCTTAACTTTGTGCATTAAAGCAAGCGCTCCGCCGCGCTTGTCTAGTGTTTTCTGCGCGGTCTCTTTCTGCGCTAGCGTTTGAGCAGTTGTGAGGCGACGCTGCGCCTCACAAAACTTTTCGGTCGCAAGTTTTTCTGCTTTGAAGGAAAGTGCAGACCTCCATTGCTTCGCGATTTGTTCGGCGCACGGATCGTAAGAGACCTCAATTGACTTGCGAGCGGTTGCAGGGTCAAGAGCCGCGATAAGTCCAGCTTTCGCCTCGCGCCAAGCCGCGTCAACACGATCCCAATAGGTTAGTTCACGTTCAGCCTCGCGCGCGATTATGGAGCGAGCGAGCTCAGAAGATTCGGTCAGCTTGAAAGAAAACATAGTCGATACTCCTGCCCCGATAGCCGCCGGGAAGCGGTCCCTAGATGTGCGGGAAGCACGGTTAGTTCCAATTGCCAGCGAGACGACAAGCAAGAGCGGCCGCGCTTTGATAGAGTTGATCGGCCAGCCAAGCATTGCGCGCGTGAAGGTCAATCGCAGAATCCAGGACGGACAACAAGGTGAGGACGGTAAGACGCCGATGGTCCGTCAAGGCGATACGGTCGCGAAGTGCGGCCGCATGGTGACGGAGAATCCACCACTGTTTCGGACATCGCGGAGCAAGGCGAGGCGACCGATGCGTTGACGCCGGGATGGGTTCGTGAATGATCGAAGTGATAAGAGTAGCTTGCATGTCTTCAGTCCTCTATCCGATAGCCGCCGGATTGCGTTTGTCGCGGTTTGCGACTGTATTGAGTCTAACCTTATAGATGCTCCATGTCAACGAATTGTTTACGGAGAATCAGCATTTTCCCCGAAATAGTTGAGCAATTTGTTTCCTGTCAGAATGGCGGATGACGGCAGCTTGTCAGTAAACGGGAAGCGGGTTGCCGAAATGTGGGAACGACTGATCTAGGATTCGGTTTTTCACCTGGACAGAGCGCGCCTGACGCATTGGTATATATTGATATAATTATATGTCAGTACGTGGATATATGAAGATATGTGATTTTGTGCATGGGTGCCGGCCCGCGTGCGAGGGGCCTGGCTTGTCTGGTCTTTTAGGAGATAGGGTGGTCGCTGCTTGAGCGCTTAAGCGACTATTTATATCTCTTATATCTTAAATAGTTCCCCTTGTTTTTTGACTATCCCTTCCTTTAGCATTCAGCCTTTTCATCTGGAGGAACAGGTCTATTTGCCTCTCTTTTGCTCCCTCAATTTTGGCTGCTTGAAAAGCTAAAGCAACTTCCGCCTGTCTCTTTTTAACAAGAAGAAAAGAAAAGATCATTGACAGGAATTGACAGGCTCTCTCGCTGCTCCAGTAAAATCAGCCATTTCGCAAAGCGAAAGACCCCACCAGGTCGCATTCCCAGCCACTTGCGTGCGGCTTGTGTCCTGAAAGGGTCTCTCGCCGAAACAAGAAGAGAGCTTGACTCCCATCACTGCGCCTCCCCTGGCCTCCTTTCTTTTGTCCGTACAGCTTGACCACGCCAACGCAGCGCGGTACTCTTGAAAGCGGTACTGCAACTGTGCCAAAAGAGGGCCGCCGGCTCGTTGTCGGCGGCTTTTCTTATGCGCGGGCTACTTGAGCGGTCTAGCTGCCGTACTGCTGGCGTGCCTTGGCTCGGCCGCCCGCCGCCGCGATCTTCTCGCGTTGACCCGGCGTGAGTGCCTTGGCACGGGCCGGACCACCTTTCTTGCCACCTTTCTTGCCGAGCAGCTTGGCCGCCGCCGTCAGCGACGATGCCTTCAGCTTGCGTTTTTGTGCCATCATTTCCCCTTTCGCATATCACGGATCACGGTCCAGGCGTAAACAACGTCTGGAAAAAACTCCTGATAAGTCGGATTGGCGTTAAACAGCTCGGTTGCCTCCGGGCTGTCAACGCCATAGAGGGAGATCGCGATAGCGTACTCCACAAGGATTTTCTCGCGCGGCGTCATGATGACACTCCGAGCTACGCGGTGATATCGGTATACACCTCGTTCGAGGTGTTCCCGTACCAGTCTGTCACTATTGCCCCGACGATGCCACCGCCGCCGGACAGAACGTTGATGTACTTGGAGAACGCACCCCCTGTTGGGACGCCGCAGGTCACTCCGTTGACCGCACTGATGCCGGAAAAAGATACTACTTCCCCCTGCCAGGGCGAGGATGAGTTAACGTTGCCCGTTAATTCCCATTGGCGGAGGCCAAGGGCGGTTGCGGTGAAGTTACTGATGACCGGCGTGCCGGCCCATAACGTCACCCCGCTAATGTTCGAGTTGCTGTTATCGTCGAATGAGCGGACGGTGCCGTTCATGGCCGTCGGATTGATCGTGATCGTCCAGTTGCCGCTCGCGTCGGTCGTGGCGTCCCCGATGTTCTGATGACCGTTCCAGGTAAACGGCCCCGACAAGTCTATGGTGTGGCCACCGAGGGGATTTCCGTTGTTGTCTTTCAACGTACCTGCGACCGTGACTTGCGGCCCGGTCGCATGGACATACGGAAGAAACGTGATGTTGGATGTTAGTGTCTCCGTCGAGAGACACAACCTATCTTCGAGAGCTTCGAGAGTCGGACGGAACGAATGCTTCATTGCATCTCCTGTTAAAAGGTCATTTGCCGGCCAGTTGGTAGACCTTTGGCTGGAACTCCGACCGATAGCCAAAGATCAGATAGTATGTGTAATCGAAAACGCCGACGCATGGCGCTGAAAAATGCGGGATGGCACTGATGACTGTCACCGGCAAACTGGTGTCGCTCCAGTTCGTCGGATCGTTCATGGGAGGATAGCGATTGCCACCTTTGAAACAGTAAGGATAGACCGCTACTTCGGGTGCATAGAGACACACACCCCAATCGTTATCGGCAACAGCACAGGCCCAATACTCGGTAGGTGTGAACGCTGGCCATGCGAAAGGGACAACGTACGGATCGTTGAAGAATTGCGTTAGGGGGCCGCCCGTCCAGGGGGCCGAGCCGGTGTAGGTGAAAATCCGATAGAACTGCCCCGTGCAATGCAAGCTCGATGGCTCCTGATCGTGCGCACTTGTCGAGGTGATGTCGGTACGCGAGGCTGTGAAACGTCCTCGAACAGTTGCCACGTTGGATTGAAGAGTAATCCACTGCTCGCAGATCGCCTCGGCCGGCACGTTATTGAGAGACCAAATGAGCGGCTGGACCTTTGTGTAAAGCGTCCCGTGCTTGATCGTGCATCGAATGCACGGTGCCAGGTTATAGCGATCATCGCCGGCCTGGTTTGCATTCCACGCCCACGGGTGCCCCATGTACGGATTGGGGTCCGCGTACCACGACTGCTGGAGCATCCGACCTGGGTCATACCTGCCTGGGTTGGGACTATTCGGATTGCCGTGATTGATAACGTTAACGAGCGTTTTTGAATCCGACGCCCAAACGATAGCTCCGCCGGCGTCTTTGCTCACGCCGATCCGAATAACGCTATTGTCCAGATAGACAACGGTCATTTGGTCTCATCCAAAAATAGACGGATTGCCTCGTCACGATTCTTGTAAAGAAAACTCGTTACTTCCTGTCCGATGGTGACGTGAATGGGAACGTACATGGTAAATTTCAAATGAAAACGACGATCACCAGAGGACAGGGTAAGTTCAGGCGCTCTCATCGCATTAACGTCGGCAATCTTGCCGATGGCTTCGATCAGGCTCAGGAGTGATTCGTGCATTAGGGACTGGTTCCGATATTAAAAGTTATTGGCTGCGACAGTTGATGCACGCCGTTGGCATCGGTGATCTGCCACGACCGAAACCAGGAACCTGGGGTACTTGGTACGGTCCAGCTCACGGTCGCGCTACCGGCCGTGATGACGGCCGAGGAGGACGTTTGATTGCCGGACGGATCGCGAAAGAGAAGGTTGACGGTTGCCCCCTGCATCGACCACGGCAAACCGTTGAGATAGGGTTGAAGCTGGAACAGCTCGACAGAACCGACTGATAGTGGCACCAGGCCAGTCGTGACAACTCCGAGGTTCATGAGACGGCCCGACGGAAAGTTTACCACGTCAACAAGGCACGACTGAAAATGCATCATATCCACAATCGTCACGCCACGAAAGAGCGCTGAGGACGACGACGAAGAGGAACTCGACGCGGCCATTACATTTCCTTCACGGAGACCGTGTTGCCGCTGCGCTCGAACTGATTCTTGAGCCGGCGTACATTTAGATCGACCTCGGCGAGCGGAACCTTGAGGCCGGTGCGATGTTCGCGTCCGTTCTGCGGTATGTAGACGGAGATTTCCGCCTGACGTGCCAGGTAAGAGCGGCGGATGATGATGCGGACTTCGGGCATGGTGAACACCCTTGGCAATTAGGACGAGAAAAAGGAACGTTGTCGTTGCCGCAGTCAAAGCCGATGTCGTCGTCTAGGTCGTTATTACAAGCGCACCGTCATTGTAGCGAAAGCGTCTGTTCAGTAGTAATTAGAGACAAAAACCATCTTTTTCAACTGCTGTTGTGCATCTCGGCGTCCAGTGAATAGTCAATATCGTACTTCGACAGGGGACTAAAGGGATCTATACCGTACTTCGCGGCCATTTCTTCCCTCAGAGGAGAGGGAATTGATGGGCACGCCATGAACTCAATCATCTGTTCTTTGGCCCAATCAGCACGAGGATGGCCCTTGAACTTGATTTTGAGACCGCCTGGAATGCCGACATGGTAATTCTCAGGCTCCAATTTAAGAGTCTTGGCAAAGGCAAAAGCCTCCTGAATGTAACGACAGGGATTGCGAACAAGGACTTCCCATTTACCAGAACTATCTTTTTGCGGTCGATAACTCCAATCCCTCGAACCCCAGCGCCACGATTTTCCTTTGTCACGAGGAACAGCGTTTTTCGCTGCCTCTTCCATTTCGCTTAGCCAGGTGTCCGTCACGTCTACGGCATCCTCGATCTGGACGGTCGAGAACAGGATCACGGAATGATCGCTCTGGTGCATGTTCTGGTAGTTTTTCTCTTTGCCATCCTTCTTGGCCAGGCGTTTGATCTTGCTGCGAATGTTGGCCCATCGCTTTTGGTCGTAGGTATATGTTAGTTTGTAAATACGATTCCCGGCGGCAATGCTGACCGGAACCTGCTTATCAAGAACCTCCAGTTGGAAAAACTTATTCCATTCCAAGCACGCCGAGCAGCGAAACGAGTTTTCGCACGGACAAACCATGAGCCAATGATCTCCTGTCTCAGTATTGGCCATGTATCGGCTGATCCAGCGATGACAACGACACTTGGGACAGGGACGATTATTCGGATCGAGAGTTTCTTCCTTGATACCTTCCGGCGTGATGTCCAAAAACTCCAGGTTCGCTAGAAACCAAGCCGAGAGAGTGATGAGTGAGTCGCCTGGCTTCTGTTCACGTTGATAGGCGTTGAGCCAGGAGCGGGTGTCCTTGTGACCGCCGGGAGGGTAGGCCACCCTGACCGGAATGTTTTCCCTGATGAGAGCGTGAGCAACCTTGAACGCGCCTTCCTTGCCTTGATTCTGCTTGTCACGGTCGGCGATAAGAAGAACCTTCATGCCGGCCGGCAAGTTCTCCTGGCACCACTCGATGATGTGCGGAATACCGCCGCTCGTGTTCGGACGGCCGACCGCTGGTAGACCGATGGACGAAATCGCCATCGTGTCGGAAAAACCTTCGGGCATCAGGACGAATTGTGGGAAGTCAGGATCGGTGCGGAGAAAATCGAGAAGGTCCGGCAACTTAGGGTCGTAGGTCAGACCTCGCTTTGATCCAGGCAGACAAGCCTTGCGGCTCGATGCACCATCGCGTGTGGCCACGCCAATCTCGTCGCCACAGCCATTCCTTTCGGCGATCAGGAACATTCCCAGGTGTCCCTTGACCTTTGGTCTGGTTCGTTGCCAGCGACAGCCGACGTGCCAAATGTCGTTTCCCCAGACACCAAGTTTTTCACCGAGCCAGTCCACCCCACGACGGCAGAACGGGTCTTTTTCGCAATCCGCCAAAATTTTTTTCCAATATTCTGGCGGCCTTGGCTCTTTCTCTTCCTTGGGCGGCGGCGGCACATACGGCCTTGGTGTGCGCGGCTTCCCATTGCCGTTGCCGCTATATTGCGAATCCTCTGGAAATAGCGATTTTACCGGGAAATCAACGGCTTTGCAAATGGTGTCGTAGGGCGCGTCGCAGCCGAAGCACTTGAGCAAAATCTTGCCGTCACCGACCAGCGCAACGGATAGAGATGGGTGCGTGTCCTCGTGGACCGGACACGACGCCATCCATTTGTTTGAGCCATTGGGCTTGACGTTTTGAAGTTTATCTAACAGAATATGTATACGATCCATGATCTCTTTCAGGGGGTTAGGGGTCAAGCGCTAAGTTTGGGAAGCACATAACGCGGCGCTAAAGGGAACAAAAGGCCACTGAGAGTATCGTAAGACTCTCAGTGGCCTTCCTGATTCACGATAGCGTCTAAGCCAAAAAAACTTCCCTCTGTTCGTGAGGGAAGGCCAATCCCCTTCAAGTTGCAAACCCGCAGGAGGCGACTGCCTGCGGACAAGTCGGAGAACATGGCAAGCCTAAACCCGCCGGGTCGATAAAGCAAGTCCGATTTCACGTTTTCTTCACCTTTCTGCCGTAACCACAGAGCCGGTAAAGAAATAAAGTTTCGATCCTTGTTCTCCTGGATGCAGCCCATCAACGCCGCTTTGCCCGAGGGCCTGAGCGTCGCTGCCGAGTTTCGATCCTTGTTCTCCTGGATGCAGCCCATCAA